TCGATCGACTCTGACTTTCCTGCCATGGTGCTCACCTCCCTGGTGCGTTGAAGTTGAAGTCCCGCTGGGCGTGGCCGCTAACGACCTACCTCTGAGCTGCGGGACAGGTGACGCGAGGGACTCGAACCCTCTTCTGCTGGGATCACAACCCAGGGCCTCGACCACTTCGGCTTGCGTCACGAAAGGCCGGGGGCACCCGCCAGCTCTGCAGAGCTTCGGGCCGCCCCCTTCCCGAGAGGGGCGCGCACTTGCCTGGTACCGGGATTACGCGCGTCTTCGGGCTAACTGGTGTTCCCTCGCGCGTCGAAAGGCGCGGTCGTTGGGAACAATTCCGGGGGCTGGACTCGAACCAGCGTCTTCCGCGTTCAGAGCGCGGGTGCAGAACCGTCACCGCGCCCCGGATGTCCTACGCAGGAATCGAACCTGCACCCCCGACTGCGCTTCTCTGAGATCGCCTATCGAGGTATGACCGACTCGGACGTGACCCCGCTTCTGTTCATCGGGCGCGGGTGACCCGGTGTTACTCTCGGCCGTCTGCTCGACGGCCGGTGTTCGGGATGACCTGCACTGCGCGGTCGTCCCAAAGCTCGATCATGCCGAAGTCCTTCGCGTTCGTGATCTCGAGCACCTGTCCGAGGTGTCGGAGGCACCAGGCTTCGATCGCGGCGATGACCTCGTCGTACTCGGCAAGTGTCTGCCGGTTGGGCGTCGCTCGAGCGGTCATGATCTTCACGCGCTTGCCTTCGGCCAACCACTCGCGAACACGCCGCGCCATCCGCCGCACGGGTGGCCCGATGTGCTGCGGCCCCTTCCACCCGTCGTAGTGGGCGAGCGTTCCGTCGAGGTCGACGCCGATCCACTGGAATGGAGTCTCCCGCGTGTCGAGCGCTCCGGGGATCGCTCGGACGGTCATCGGCGCACCAAGAGCTTCCCGGTGAAGCGGTTGCTACCGATGATCTTCACCGACTCGTAGTTTCGCCTCAGGTAGGTTCCCGGCCGGAGCCAAGGCCACACGAACGAATCGGGCGGCTCGGCAGCGATGATCACCTCGAATCGCCTCACAGCCCGAACTCCGTTTTGTGTTCCCACGTCGGAGGGGGAGGCGGCGGCGTAGGAGGCGGCGTGGCCTCGAGGTTGGCAAGGTCGCGCTCGAGCGTTGCCTTGAAGTGCTCGACGTCGGCCATCTGCATGCAGTGCTGCCATCCGCCGATCGCGAGCGCCTTCATCTCTTCGCCGTTAACGTCCGGTGGCTCGAGGCCTCGCAGGGCCGCTAGCTGGAAGGCGACGTGGGCGATCAGCTCGCCCAACCTCTCGAGCGAGAGGATGACGCGGATGGCGTCGAGGTTGTCGGGGTCGAGGATAACGCTAGTCGGGATCTCGGGCACACCAGGAACCTCGGGGATGTCGGGCTGCTCGTCAGGCACCGAACGGCTTCCACTTGGACTCTGCAGACGCGGCGGCGACTTCCTCACCTGCGTCCTTCGGATACTCGGGCTGCGGGTGGTGAACGACGTCGGTGATGTTGTGTATCACCGAGTGCGGGCCGCCGACGCTGAGTAGCGTCTGGAACTGCGACTCATCGACGTCGAGCAAATGGATCGGGTTGGCCTCCCGCTCGGCGGCCTGACGCAGGAAATCGGAGAGGCCGTCGTACTGGGGGCTGGCGTCGGCAGCCGCTTGCCAACGAGCCTTGACCGATGGCTCGACGCGGAACTTGATCTCGTCGCTCTTGCGCTCGCTCATAGCTTGGTCACCCACTCCATTTCGATGCCGTCGATGCCGTCCGAGTGGTCGATCAGCTCGGCCGTCACCTTCTGCGGCACGGGCCGGTGTGCTGCGACCTTCTCCATGTGCAGCTCGAGCTGCTTGGCCTTCTCGGAAGCCAGGATGTCGCCGCTGTACCAGGCGGACGAGAGCACGACAGCGGAGATGCCGAAGGGGGTGCGGATCATGGCGTGTGCGTCCCCTCGACGCCGCGGGCCTCGCGCTCAGAGGTTCGGTGCTGCAACCAGTGCAGCGCCTCCTCGAGCTTCGTGATCGCGAGAGCGTTCTCGCGGCAGGCGAACTTGCCCGACTGGTAGAAGCGAAGGCGGTCGGCCGCTGCCTCGATGACACCTTCGACGAAGGCGCCGTTCAGCTCGAGGCGTCCGCCCGCGATGTCGCCCTGCACCCAAGCGAGCGGGCCGTCCTGCCAGTGGATCTCAAACCCCACGCCTTCCGTCAGGCCGCCCGCCGGGTTGCCGCTCGCATCCTCGAAGTGCTTCGACTCGATCTGCTGCTGCATGTGCGCGATCACTCCTTGTGGGAACAGGTTGTCGTTCAGGACTTCATCTCCCGTGGCTAGTACCAGCCATGGGACTCCGACGCGGGAGGGCCATCGGGGACGGGAGGGGCGGCGGTCGTGGTGGGGCAAGGGGGCTGGGGCTGGAGGGCCTCGACGGCCTGTGCCTGAGGCTTGATGCCTCCTCGACCGCATGGTTGAGCCATCGGGCCAGCACACTGGGACACCAGTGGGCATCGAGGGCAGTAGTTCACCCCTCGCACGCGCACGCCTGAGCGCAGGAGCCAGGGGCTGGGCAGAGCCAGATGGTGAACCAGCGGCCCCCGGCGACCGGTAGTGCTGTCGTCGGTCTATGCCACCGGCTACGGACTGCCAACCTGAGGCTGTAGGTGCCATGGGCCTGAACCATGGGCTGTCGCCTTCGGCTGCCGAGTCGGTGGTCGGTAACTCTAAGCCTTAGGTCAAAAACCCTTAGGTCTTTGCCCCCCTACCCCCCAAGCTCGTCCAAGAAGTCGGGGCACGGCTCAAACGCGATGTCTAGGTCGCCATCGGGGTCAGGGGTGAAGATCACAAGCTCGCGCGACGGCGTCCCCGGCGGGTGGCGAATCGCCAGAAGCTCCTCTTGCAGGCGGCGCCAAGCAAGCTCCTCGGTCGTGGCGTACTGGGACGGCGTGGCGCCAGCGACCCAGGCTCTGTACTCGCTCCAGGCTCGAGCCTCGCGCTCGTCGGCTGTCAGTCTTGCGGCCACGGCGCGAACCCTACGGGGCGCTTGCGGGCGATCTTACGCCGCAGGTCTTTCGCCTCGCGCTTCGTGAGCGTGGGATCGAGTGAGGAGCTTGCGCCCCCAGACATCAGCAAGTGGGCCACGTCCATACCCGCGTACTCCTCGTCGGAGCGTTGACGATTGACTCTCGGTTGTGTCCACCGACTCACTCCAGGCCCTCCTCAGGACTCAAACTTCCCGCAAATAGCGAACTTTTCGTGAGGGCACACTTGACGTACCCTAGACCTGCGCCTATCTTGTCCCTTGCCACCCCGACCACCCGGCGCGAGACGCCGGACACACTCAACCCCAGGCCATGCACAGGGAGCCGCCAAGGGGAGTAGGGGAAGTCGGAACGATTGAGGCGCTGCGGCGTGGACTCTCGGAGCTGACTTGGGTGACCTACCTCGGTCACAGGCCCCCTTCGACCGACGGAGAGAGGCGGGGGGACAACACCACCGTTTCCTCCTCCCAAGGGCAGGAGCGTCGAGGGCTTTAGGCCTTCGGCGTTCCGCCGACTCCTGGGGGTCACGACGTGAGCCAGAGGCGCTTGAGACACAGCGTCAGCAGCCGTCAAAGCCCTACTCGTCCGCAGCGTCCGCCACTGGCCGACCGACTGCCACGCAGCTACGGCGACTCTCAGGGGTCAGCGGAGCGCTTGCTCCGAACCATCACCCGTCCAGGGAGGACACCGTGATCATCTCGAGCGAGAACACGACAACCGAGAACGGAACAACGGTTCACAGTTCCGTCACGCTTGACATCGACGCAATCGGCGTTTCGCCTCCGTTCACTCTGACGGCGTATGCCTCCGGCGAGCGCATCGTCTCTCACCACTCGACAGGTGCAGAAGCGCGCAAGGAACGAGTGAGGGTTCATTCCTCACTAGTCCTGGCGCACGCTCCATCGCTGAGCCGCTGAACCTCAGCCGGTAGCGCTCGCAAGAGCGCCGCCGGGTGCTGTTTGGCACCGCACCCGCACCAGGGAGGAACGACATGTCTGTGAACATCGAGGCGATCATCGCCTACGAGTCAGGCGAGCTGGATGACGAGGCCACCATCGACCTCTTCCAGAACCTGATCGACACGGGCGCTGCGTGGAGGCTGCAAGGCTCCTACGGGCGCGCCGCCGCTGCATTGATCGAGGCGGGGCACTGCACCCCGGCGTCGGCATGATCCACACCGACGGCACACCAACGATCAGCAACGCGGTCGAGCTGACCTACAGCGGCGAAGAGATCAACACCTCGCTGCTGGAACGTGACGGCGCGGGCATCAACGTCCGCGTTCACTACTCCGACGACACGCTCTGGCTGCTCGTAGCCGACAGCGATGGCCCGCACGTCGCGGTCATCCCGCCAGACAAGGTGCTCGACGCGTTCGACCACCCGTACTGCTACCTGCCGTAGCGAGTGCTCGCAAGCTCGCAGGCTGGGGCTGACAGCGGCAGGGGTCAGCGATGACCCCTTGCCGGTGCAGCAACCGCTGCGCTACCCCGCACCAAGGGAGGAAACCATGTCTGCACTCTTCGAGAAGGGCTTCTTCGTACGCGAGGCAGCCTGGCACGGCGAGGGCGTAGTCCTTGCGGACTACCCCGGCCGTGAAGAGGCAATGCGGCTGGCCGGTCATGACTTCACGGTCATCGAGCGGCCGGTCGAGATCGTCGGCCTGCAGTCGAACCGCAAGGCCGAAGGCTGGAAGGGCCTCGTCAAGTCGGGAACGGGTGAGCTTCTCAACGTCACCCGCGACACGTACGAGGTCATCCAGAACAGCGCGGCGTACGACATCGCCGAACTGCTCTTCGATCAGGGCTTCGAGTACGAGACGGGAATCCTGCTGGACGAGGGCCGCATCTGCGCGCTCACGCTCAAGCTCGACACCCCGATCGTGCTACCTGGCGACGACAGCTCCACGCTGCCGTTCGGGTGCCTGAGCTGGACGCATGACGGCAGCGGGTCGCTCCGGGTACGCTCGGGCGCCATCCGCCAGGTATGCGCCAACACCGTCAGCGCCAGCGAGGCCGAAGGCAAGAGGCTCGGCACCGACTTCACGTTCCGCCACACCAAGAACGTGAAGGATCGCATCTCCGACGCGCGTGAAGTCGTGAAGGGCGCCCGCAAGGCATTCGACCGCTACACCGAGGCGATGATCGAGCTGGGCGAGATCAGCGTTACCCCGTCGCAGCGCGACCTCTTCGTCTCCGAGATCATCGGCGACAAGGGCGGGCTGCTGTCGGCCAACGCGGCAACGTCTCCGCGTGTCAAGACCAACATCGAGAACGAGCGGACGAAAATCCTCTCGCTCTTCATGGGGCCGACCATCCCCGAAGCTCACAAGCTCACCGGGTACGGCCTGTTCCTCGCGGGTGGCGAGTACTTCGACCACCTGCGCGCGTACCGCTCCAAGGACTCGTACGTGAAGCGCACACTCTTGACGGACAATCCCGCCAAGGCTTCGCTGAACCGCACGATCCGCGAGCTGGCCGCGGTGTAGCGGCTAGGGCATCCTTCACGGGATGCCCCTGCCGGTGCAACCGCACCAACACCAAGGGAGGAACGATGGACACCAACGATGACCGCGAGCAGTTTGTCGCTCAGATCGTCGAAGACTCGACGGGCAACGTCGTGCGTCAGTCTGCTCCGACGTACAAGCGGCGGGCCGAGAGCATCGAGGACGGCATGCTCATCAACCTCAATCACGACAACTACTCGACTCGCGTCGTGCCTGCATCCGAGGCTGTCGCTGAGATCGCGTGATCCAGCGAGCAGGGCCTGAGGGCCTTGCTCGGTGCATCCCGCACCGACCGAAGGGAGGAACGATGGCAAGAACCATCAAGTTCACGGACGAGGAGCTACAGCTCGTCGTGGACATCCTCGGCGCAGAGGCAGAGAACGACGCCTACGACGAAGAGGAAAATCGCGCGGCCTTCGACAAGCTCGACGCTCTGCGCGAGAAGCTCGCCGCTGCGCAAGCTGTTCCCGCGCTGGACGCGTGGCAGCGCAAGCGTGATCTATCGCTGCGGCCTCGCCCCGGCGAGTCTGCGGAGGACGTCGTCAAGCGCGTGACGCGAGCCGCAAAGAGCTGACACGACTGCGACTGAGCTGCAGCAGCTCCGGCCAGCAGTGGCCGGTGCTGGTACCGCTCGGTACCGACACCCGCACCAGGGAGGAACAGATGCAAGCTCTATGCGATTGCTCGAACGGCGGGGGCACCTGTGATTGCCCGCACCGTCGAGCCATAAGCGAAGCAGCCTTCGAGCTGATCGTGGACACTGCGGTTCAGGGTCGCCTGCTGGGTGACCGCCGGTACCGCAACGCCGAGAACGCCGAGGCGCAAGCCGAAGCGGAGGAGGCAATCACGGCCGAAGTGTTGGCCGAAAAGCACGCCCTGTATCGGATCGAGGCGTCATGAGGAAGCTCATCGCGCTAGGCCTTTGGGCCTGCGCCGACGCGCTCGAAGTCGTACGCGGCGGGCTGCTGGCCGGTGCCGTCGCGCTGATCGGGCGGGAGTCGTGACGTTCGACCCAGCCGCGGCGTTCCTGCTCGACCTGTCGTGGGATCAGCTCTTCGAGCCTGCGTCAGCCGCCGTGACGAACACCGACTACCGCTGCAAGGGCTGCCGTGAGATCGTGAAGCTCGGCCGTCGAGAGAGGCACCACCACCAGCACGTACGGGAGCGTCAAGCTCAGATCAAGAACGAGCGCGCCAAGCTCAAGCGCGAACGCCTCAAGCGTCTCGCGGAGGCCAGAGCCGCACGCTAGTCGCCCGTGGGAGGAGAAGAGGGTGGTGCTGTCCCCCACATCTCGACGTGCTGTCCCCGATCCTCGTCCAGCGCGTAAGGCCGCGGCAGGTACTCCATCAGGAACGCCTGCTCGGGCAGAAGCTCGTCTCTCTCGGTGACCTCCACCCTCAGCTCCAGATATCCCGCCGCGCGCTCCAACTTGGCTGCGTGTTCCGCTGCCCATGCGGCTCGCGTGGGGTGAACGAGAAGGAACCTAGTCTTCATGCGTCGGACTGCAGCTTCCGCGCCAGCAGCTCCTCGCGCTCCTTCTCGTTGAGCAGCCCGTCCTTCATGACGAGGACGCACAGCTCGAGGAGCGACAGCTTCGCGCCCCTGCCATGAACGATCGCGCACGCTCGAGCCATGTCGGCGCGCACCGTGTCCTTGCTCAGGCCGTGCGTGCCTGCGGGTTCAGGCTCGGTCGTCACGAGCTGCATCCTCTAGCGCGCGCAATCGCTTTTCGACACGAACGAATCGGTCGATGACCTCATTGCTTCTGGCAATGCGTTTGGGGTGCCGAAAACAACGAGAACACGAGCAGCCGCGGCGTGGGCCTGTCAGGCGGTGCCTGATTCGCCAGAGACGCAGTCGAGGGTCGCGTGAGTGACACGGGTTCGGGAGTCCGAGTGCCCACCAATCTCTCATGCGGTCAGCTCTGCCTTGAGCTTCGCGATGTACTCCGCAAGCTCGGCGTCCGTCAGCTCGCTGCGGTCGCTCAGAATCTTGGTGGCGGCGCCTGACGTTTCGTCATCGTCGCCCTTGAGCCGACCGCTCGCGGCCGACAGCGCCGACAGCGCTTTGACGTACAGGTCGTAGTCGGCGACCTTGAACGTCACCGTGTCCTTCTCGCCACACTTGAGGCACTGATGGCGGACGACTTTCTCGCCACCGTTCTTGACCATGTCCTCCAGCTCGGCGAGGATCTTCGGCAGGAGGCGGTCGACGGCGTCCTTGGTGGTTCCGAGGTCGGGCGCTTCGTCGGTCATGCCGCTGCCGACCACGTCGCGATGCTAAGCAGCACCACCGCGAGCAGGCGCAGCGGGAGCCAGAGCGCAAGCCAGAGCGCCCAGTACGGGGTGCCGAGCGCTGCGATGCGCCTCTGCGCTACCCGGTGCTGGGCGTGGCAGAACGGGAGGGCGAGGTAGTACGTCACGCGCCACATCAGGCGTTAGCCTCTCCAGGGCAGTCCTCGGCGAAGTGCCCCTGACGCATCGTCTTCGTTGCGCTGAGCGCATGCTGCGGGCACGAGGGGTCGACGTTCGATCGGTCTACGAGTCCGCAGGGAGCTTTGGGGCAGGGGCAGCCGTCTTCGAGCGATGTGCCAATCCAAGATCTCCCGACGTGTAGGTCTTCGTCACGCGGCGGGTCGGGGCGTTCCCAGGACATCAGGCGAGCCACCCAATGAGCTGCTTGACGTTGGCATGCAGCAGCGGCAGCTCCGACGCGAGGGCGGTGGAGAACCACGGCTTGTCGACCTCGGTCATCAGCCCGTCGATGTCGCTGCGGAGCTGCCGCGCGAGTAGAAGCTGCGCCAGCAGCATCAGCGCACACCCGAACGCCGGAACTTGGCGAGCATGCGCGTCGTGCGGCGCTCCTCGCGCGCGGCGACTCGCGGCTCTATGCCGAAGCGGGACTTGAGATGAAGCTCCAACCGGCGCTCGAGACGCTGCTGCCGCTTGCGCGCGCGACAGTCCTCGCAGTACACGCGGCGCTTGCTGTTGCCGAGCTTCACGATTCGCTTGCCACCACAGAGGACGGGCACAGACCGCTTCCGCTTCAGGCGTCCGCTTCTGACCTTCGTCTCACCCACGGGGCGAGTGCAGCGCTCTTGCAGTACGAGCTGGTGCTGCGTCGACAGGCGCGCGAACGTCGGCGGGTACTTGAACCTACGCGCGGGCCACGGGACATCGCTCAGGGCGCGCATCTGGTTCACGGCTTTGCGGTAGACCTTCGACTTCTTCATGGCATAGGTAGCGATGTCACGCGCCAGCCTTGCGGGCGTAGGGGTCAACCGACTCAGGGTCGAGTGGGCCGATGGTGATGTAGCCAGTCCCTTCGCACGTCTCGCAGCCGTAGCTAGCCTTCGTCAAGCCGACGTAGGAGCTGGCGCCTCGAAGCTGCCCACCTCCGACGATGCGAGATCGACCGTCGGTGGTGAGGTTCCCCTCGTATTCGCAGTCGGGACAGCGCTTGTGTGTGATCCGCACGAAGCCCCTGCGGTGCTGCGGTTCCTGCCTGCTGCCTTTTGCCAGTGTCTGTCCTTGGGTAGGCGGGGGCTGTCCCTGACATCACCCAAAAGGGTGATGAGATTACGGTGCGAGGAATGAGCACCCCTAGAGCCTTCGGTTAACCACTTGCATATATAGCAATGTCACACCAGTCTCCCGGCCGTGAAAGTCGCGCGCGAGGTGTGACATAGCTACCTATGCCAAGTCAAACAACACCGGATCGACTGAGAGGGCCGACTCCGTCCGACCTCGCATGGTACACTTCGGAGTCCAACCAGTGATTCAGTCCCCCGCACCAGGAGGAACAACCCCATGTCAGCACTCGCGGAAGCCCCGCTGCGGCGGCGCACGCTCGAAAGGACGGGCATGACGCCGGAGCAAGAGCTGGAGCTGGAGCTGCTCATCTCAGAGCAGGAGGCCGACGACACCTACTTCGTCCGAAAGCCCGTAGGCGAGGTGAGCCTCGATCGCCCCGCACTCAGCTCGGGCTTCATTGAGCGCTACTCCGGCGACCCCACCTTCTTCGACTTCGTCGGCATCGAGTACGACTTCGACAGTTTCGGCCCCCACGCGCAGGGCCAGTTCGTCGACTTCCTGCCGCGCGAGAGGGAGTCGCTCTTCGCGGTCGGCGTCAAGCACGGGGTCAGGAGCACCTACACCAACCTCAAGTGTCGCTGCACCCCGTGCCGAGCCGCCAACAGCGCGTTCATTCGCGAGCGGCGGGCCGACGCGAAGGCGAAGGCCAAGAGGGCCGAGGCATGATCGAGATCAAGAGCATCAGCGGCACTACGCTGTACGTCGCAAAAGACGCAAAGACGGCGCGGGCAGCCCTCGAAGCGGCCGTCGCCGACGGGGCGTACCTGACCAGGGCGAACCTGGTTGGGGCGAACCTGGCCGGGGCGAACCTGGTTGGGGCGAACCTGGCCGGGGCGAACCTGGTTGGGGCGAACCTGGCCGGGGCGAACCTGGATGGGGCGAACCTGGCCGGGGCGAACCTGGTTGGGGCGAACCTGGCCGGGGCGAACCTGGATGGGGCGATTTGGGTAGGGGTAGCGAACATCCTCCGAACCGCCATCGTGTCCATGAACGATTCCGGTCGTCACTGGATTCAGGGCACGGAGCGGGAGCTGCTGGAGGACGGCAGCACGGCCTACTGCTCGATCGGTTCGGTAAACGCTCAGGCGACTGCGCCAGCCACAGCCCGAACCATCGCCATCTGGCTGCTCAACTCCGTTGCCGCCGGTTCGATCGTCGACTTCAACGACGCCAGCAGCACGACCTGGGAAGACGTGCAGGCGGTTTTCGCCGTCGCCATCAAGCACGCCGATCGGTTCGCTGCGAGGGCCGAGGCGTGATCGCCTTCGCGAACCTGCACATCCTCACCGTCAAGCACGGCGAGGTCTACGTGCATCACTTCTGGCTGCTGTTCTTGATCGCCTACCTCGTCTTCTCGTCCGCCAGGGCCTACGTGGGAGGCAGGTCATGAGGGGCGCCATCCGGCTCTGGCCCTTAGTCGTCGCGGCGATCTTCGTCACCGCTGGCTACGACCTCAGGATCTCGACGGAGCCGTCCCCAGCGGCCTCGAACGTACAGACGATCTACGTCCGCAACGTCTCGTCCTTCGTCGCCGACTCGGCGGTGAAGAACGCGCTCCCGGCGATCAACGCCGCCACGCACGCGGACTTCGCGCCGAGTTGGCACATCGACGCCAACGTCGTCTTCATCGGCAAGGCCTCGGCACCTGTTGGCGCGAGCACGATCACGCTCGTCGACAAGGGGCCGGTGAAGGGCGCCCTTGCCTACCACGATCTAGTAAACGGCGTCCCCGTCTCGATCGTCTACGCGGGCACGTCGAGGTACTACGGCTACTCGTGGACGGTCGCGCTCACACACGAGCTGTGGGAGCAGTTGGCGGACATCCCAGCGGGCGAGGGGGCGGTGTCGACGATGCAGGCCCCCGACGGCACGATCTGGGCGCAGGAGGTGGCCGACCCAGTCGAGTCGGACGAAGACGCCTACACGCGTCCAGGCGCCGACGGCAAGCCGGTGCTCATCTCCGACTTCATCACTGAGAAGTGGTTCGGTGCCCTCACGTCCGGCCCGTACGACTTCGCCAACCACATCCAGAAGCCGCTGGTCGTCGACAAGGGCGGGTATGCGCAGTGGTGGGACGGGTTCGGCTGGAACGTCATCGAGAACTTCCGTGGCGCGCGTGACCGCGGCTACCTGCTCGGCGACGGGAGGCTCTCGTGATCCGCGTCGAGGTCGTCCTCAAGAACAGGTGGGGCAGCTACCAGAACGACACGGCTTCAGAGCGCGCGCTCAAGCGCGAGATCGTCGAGATCGTCACGGAGCGCGCCGAAGCCGATGACCTCGAGATCGTACGCATTCAGTTCTTGGGGCCGAAGAAGTGATCGTCCCCGCTGAGGACATCGCGCAGGACGAGCTGGAGGAGCTGACCGCCGCCCTCCCGCCGGTCGACGGCGAGGGCCACTCCCCCGCCGACCTCGAGTACCGGGCCAAGTCCGGCCTCGACACGTACCACCCGACCTACCCCGACGCTTGACCCCACCTGTGTGGCTACGCGCAACCCGGCTGCCTGAGCGGGATTGCGTGATGTCCCGCGCGATGTCCCCACGACACGAAGGATAGATGTGACCACACCAAAGCAAGCGCGGAAGGGCAGCGAGGATGGGCCTCGGACGTATGCGTGGCCCCCGCAGGCTCCGCACGAGTTCGAGGTGATCTCGGTCACGTCGGCCCTGAAGGCACTCCCGAAGCCTTTCCTTATCGGCTGGGCGGCCAGGATGGCAGCCGAGTACGCCGTCGACAACCTCTCGATCTTGGCCGAGATGGTGGAGAAGGGCGACGAGCGCGCGGCCATCGACCTCGTCAAGAACGCGCGGTTCCGCGACATGAACAAGAAGGCCGACCGCGGCACGATCGTCCACGCGGCCGTCGAGGCGTACATCGCGGGCACTCAGGTCGACAAGGCCGAGGTCGAGGCGCAGCTCGCGGAGAAGCGCGTCCCCAAGGCCATGTGGAAGTCGGCCCACCTGATGATCTCCGGCGTCTGCCAGTACCTGCAGGACACCGAGCCGGAGATCTACAGGAGCGAGTCGACTGTCTACTCCCGCACTCACGGGTACGCCGGTACGACCGACCTCTTCGCCCGCACGCACGTCGGCTCGAGCCGGGTGCCTGTTGTGATCGACGTCAAGACGTCGAAGGACATCTACGACGAGGTCGCGCTCCAGCTCATCGGCTACGCGCGCGCCGACTTCGTGGGGTTGGACGACGGGACGGAGGAGCCGCTCATCCCCACGGGCGAGCCGATCGAGTACGGCATCGTCGTCCGGCCGACGCCGTCGGGCAAGTACGAGACGGCGACCTTCGCTTTCACCGACGCGCTCTACGACCGCTTCCTTGCGGTGCTCGCCGTCGCCAACTCCGAGGGCCTCGAGGCGCAGGCCCGGAGGCCGTCGTGACGCAGATGCGCGACACGGAGCGGCTGCAGGACGAGCGTCTCGCGCGGCTGATCGCCGCCCTCACCGAGAGCGCGGACGCCGACTACCGCGGCAACCGATCGCCCGAAGCAGAGATCACCCACAAGGCGTTGGTCGCTGAGGGCCTTAGAGAGGAATCCAAGTGAGCGACCACACGCGGATCGACATCAGCTTCGACCCGACCGAGCGCCGCATGCGCGGAGTCGCGCGCCACGGCAACACGCCCTTCGACGTCCCCTTCATCTCGGAGATCGCCCCCAACCTCTGGCAGGGAGGCTGTGAGCAGGGCCTCGAGCTACCGATCTTCATCGAGCATGTCATCTCCCTCTATCCGTGGGAGAGCTACGGCGTCCACCTCGACCTCCGCAGCGCCCTCACCGTCGTGATGTACGACAGCGAGGACCAGGGGTACGAGCAGGTCGACGCCATCGCCGCGTGGGTGAACGTCTGCCGCGCCGACGGCCCGACGCTCGTCCACTGCCAGGCAGGGCTGAATCGCTCGAGCCTCGTGGCAGCGCGTGCGCTGATGCTCGACGGGCTGGCGGCGAAGGACGCCATCGCACTGCTGCGCGAGAAGCGCTCACCCGCCTGCCTCTGCAACCCGGCCTTCGAGCGGCACCTTCTATCGCTCGATTCCATCAACACAACCGAAGGGAGAAGCCAGTGAGCTTCTGGGACACGCACTCTGCAGGAGACGGGGGTAGCGGCTACCTCAGCCCCGACGAGAAGGACGAGCTGATCGCGAACGAGACGCCATTCGACGTCACCGCCGTCCGGTATGAGCCGGAGAACAAGTTCGGCCCGCGCTTCGTCGTCACACTCGTCCTTCCGGATCCGGCCACGGGCGACAACGAGACGCGCATGGTCGGCTTCCCGAAGGGCAGCGGCGTCACGTCTCGAGACGACCTGTTGCAGGCCATGATCGACGACCACTTCGGGGCAGGCGAGGAGGGTGCCATCCCGTGCATCCTCACCAAGGGCGGGAACAGCTTCCTGCTCAAGCCCGCACCCGAGGCAGCGGCTCCGGCTGGAGCGAAGGGCAAGGCGAAGGCGTAGTGGCGACCGCCGTCGCAAAGACAGAGGTCGTGGCCGTCAGCGTCGAGTTGACGCTGACGGCCGCCGAGGCGAAGACGCTCGTCGAGTACCTCAACTGCATGGGCAAGGCCCCGACGTTTCGGGTCGCCAATCCGAAGTTGTACCACGTCCAGAACGTGCTCGAGGACGCGCTGCGGTGACGACGCTGGCCGAAGCCGCCGTCCTTCTCGCTCAGCGAGGAAATCGCGTGTTCCCGACCGGAGCCGACAAGGCTCCGCGGATCGCGGGTGGTTTCCACGCAGGCACGGACATCCCCGAACGGGTGCTGTCGTGGGAGGCCCAGGGCCTCTGGGAAGGCGGCGGTATCGGTCTGGTCATCCCCGACCGCGTGTTCGTGGTCGACGTCGACCCGCGCAACGGTGGGTTCGAGACGTACGGAGTTTTGCCCGCACCGCTGCCGCCGACCCGAACGGTCGTCACGCGCAACCTCGGGTTTCACTACTACTACTCCCTGCCCGACGACCGCGACATCCGCGGCAGCCTCGGGCCGGGGATCGACATCAAGAAGCCGGGGCGCGGGTACGTGCTTGTGCCGCCGTCGCCAGGGTACACCTACCTGCGCGGCGGCAAGCCCGCCCCGGCCCCCGAGTGGCTGCTCGACGAGCTGACGCTCAACCGACGGTCGATGGGCGAGGCCAGTGCCCCGAAGTACTTCGCGCTCATGGGCGGCACCGGCTACGGCCTCGCAACTTTGCGTAACGCACTGGAGCGTATTCGCAATCAAGGCGAGGGCGGCAGGCGTGCGCTCTTGAACGCCGAGGCGTACACGCTCGGCGGCCTCGTGGCTGGAGGCGAGCTGGACGAGGACAAGGCGCTCGAAGGACTTCTGGAGGCAGCGCTCGAGTCCGGCCTCTCAGAGAGGGACGCGCTCTCCCGCATCCACAGCGGCTGGTGCGCTGGGCTGCTGAACCCGAAGAGCGCCGAGTGAGCGGCTGGGAAGCGATGCAGCAAGGCGCACCGGATCCGTTCTTTCCGGAGCAGAGGCGCAAGGTCGTCTACTGCGGCGCCTTCACCAAAGTCTCGCTCGTCTCGGACGGAGATCAGGGCGAGTGTACCGCGCTCTTCTCCGTCCAGATGGATGACCCAGAGTGCCCGACGAGGTGGTGGCCGTGTCCTGTGTGCGGCACCGAGTGTGAGGTGGAGTGGTGACGCCCGCCGAGCGCATGGCTGAGGCCCGTCGGCGCGACGAGCTGACGCCGATGACCACTGCCGAGCGCACGGCCGAAGCGCGTCTGCAGAAGCTCTACGGCATCACGCTCGAGCAGTACGCGACAATCCTCGCGTTCCAAGGCGGCTGCTGCGCCATCTGCAAGCGCCCCGCCGAGTCGATGCCGACGCGCTTGAACGTCGACCACGACCACAAGACTCGCCAGGTTCGCGGATTGCTTTGCGTCTGGTGCAACCACAAGCGGCTACCGGCAATGCACGACAGCCTCGAGTACGCCGCTAACACGGCTGCGTACCTCGCGCGCCCGCCAGCCGAGCGCGCGATCGGCGTCGTCATCTCGCCTGAGCAGCCGCCGAAGAAACGGAGGAAGCGATGAACGCGCGAGAGACGGAGATTCTGGCAACTGCGCGGGCGGCCAGCGATGTGAACGCTCGGCGCGCGAAGGAAGCGACGGACGCGCTCTACAACCTGATGCTGTTCCTTGACCTCCTGCCGGACGAGGAGACGCCCGCCGAGCTTCACGACTGCCCTGAGTGGAAGGCTGGCGCTCGCGTTCTCGGCTGGGACGTCGACTGGGCCGCAGTCGCTGAAGGTCGCGCGTGAACCCGGCGACCCGCATCGGCCGCACCGTCGTCTTCCCCGGCGGCGCCGTTCGGCGGCTGTCCCTGCTCGAGTGGGCGCTCTGCGTCTGTGGCGTGAAGCGGACGGTGAAGACGCCTTGCTGACCGACAACACCGACCGCCTCTACGGGGACTTCCGGTACGACTCGCACTTGCTGCCTGCCGCCCGGCCGTGGCTCTACCGGATCGGCGACCTCGTGCGCGTCGGCAACGAGGTAGTCCAGATCCTTGACGGTTTCCTGCACGTCCGGCGCGAAGTCGGAAGCATGCAGCGCAGCCACGCTCCCGCTGGCTCGTCGGTACTGATCATCCGCGCGTGCAGCGAAGGGTCGAGCTTGTGACCGAGCTGTGGGACAGCGGTAACCGGGGATACAACACCTTCCCGCTCCTGTGGTGCGAGGACTGCGGCAAGGCCGAGGAGCCGCCGCGGCGCCCGCGCCTTCCCGACTTCGTAGCCGACCCGTTTCTCGAGTGTTCGAACTGCGGGCGCAAGCTGGCGCTGCTGCGCTGCATCGTCGCGGGGACGCACTACCAGGAGCGCCTGGGAGCGATGCACCAGCACGTCGCCACGCTCGGGTCGCTCCCCGACCGCGAGGGTCGGTGGCCGCGTTGAGCGCCTACACCGTCGTCGACATCGAGACGACCGGCAAGAACCCGCTCAAGGACGAGCTGCTGTGCGTCGGCATCGGCGACCGCGTCTACCCCGCCGACGAGGGCCGTGCGATGGCCCGCCGCCTGATGGTGCGCCCAGGAACCGTCCTTGTGGCGCACACGAACTTCGACCTTCGCTGGCTGATGCTCGAGGGCGCCAAGCTCGGGAAGAACGTCCACTACCACGACACGAAGGTCATGGCGTGGCTGCTCGACGGCACGCAGCAGCTCGACCTCGATAGCCTGACCGAGCGCTACTGCGGATACACGCCGGACAAGCGCCTGCGCCAGGTAGCGAAGCGCGTGATGTTCAGGCGCGACTGCTCCTGGTGTGACAGCGAGGGATGCTCTGTCTGCACCGACCCTAGGTCGCTTGTGCCGATCGAGGACGCGGCTTGGGACGAGCTGTCGGCCTACAACCGCTCCGACCTCAAGGCCGAGGGCGACCTCTATGAAGCGCTACGCGCCGAGCTGCAGAAGCGCGGCATGTGGTCGCACTTCCTCAAGGAAGAGGCGCCCTTCTCGCGCCTGTTGGTCGAGATGGAGACGGCTGGCATGCCGTTCGACAGAGACGCCGCCGTCGAGATGCTCGCCGAGAAGGAAGCGGAGATGGAGACGCGCGCCAAGTGGCTGACGGACTTCACGAGCGCACCGGACTTCAACCTCCGCTCTGGCGATCAGGTGGCGCACTTCCTCTACACCGAAGTGTGGGAACAAGATGTGCGCTTCCCGATTCCCAGGATTCTGGGAATGTCGAAGGAGGACAAGCGCGCCGCCGTCGAGCGCATCGCGCCGCCGCGTGTGCGCGTGACGAAGGTTGGCCGCGACTACGCGTACGGCAGAGTGCTGCTCGACGGCATGGGGCTGGCACCGCCGAAGCGCGACAGGAAGCAGAAGACCTCGCGCCCGTCCGTCAGCGGCAAGAAGCTCGCTGTGCTTTACGGCGAGAACCCGTGGGTCATCGAGTACGTCGCCTGGAAGAAGCTCGACAAGCTGGCGGGCTACCTGCGCGACTGGATTGAGCGCGCGCATGAGGGCAAGCTCTACGCGCGCTTCGACCAGTCGGGGACGGCCACCGGTAGGCTCGCCGGGCGCGAGCCGAACCTCCAGCAGGTCGCGAAAGAGAGCGGCGTCCGCGACCTCTTTCGCGGCGACCTCGTCATCGGAGACTACGCGGGCCTCGAGGTACGCATCAGCGCTCACTTCAGCCACGACCCCGTGATGATGGAGATTTTCGCGTCCGGCGGCGACCTCTACGGGACGCTGGCTGCTGAGGCGTGGGGTGGCGAGCCGACGAAAGAGAACCCGAACCGCCCGCTGATGAAGGTCGTGATGCTCGGCTCGCAGTACGGAGCAGCCGGGGAGACGCTGGCGTTCGTCATGTCGTTGGCAGGCATCCCGACGACGCCCGCCAAGGCCGACGGCTTTCTGCGCGACCTCAAGAAGACGCTGCCGCGCATGTTCGAGTGGCGACAGGAGGTCATGGCGCAGGCCGAGAAGGACGGCTACGTCGAGACGTTGGCTGGCCGCCGCCGTCAGCTCACGGGCATCAAGAGCGCCGACTGGCAGAAGAAGGGGACGGCCGAGCGGCAGGCCGTTAGCACCAAGGTGCAGGGCAGCGCCGCCGACATCGTGCGCCGCGCGATGCTTGCGGCCCGCGGTGCTGTGACGCCTGACGTCGCACGTATCTGTCTTCAGGTTCACGACGAGATCCTCTGGGTGCGCGGCCCCGAGTGGGACGCAGCGGCCTTCCCGAAGCTCGTCGAGATTTGCCAGTTCGGCCACGGCTTCGAGCTGGACGTCCCCCTCATCTTCGAGGCCAAGATCGCCCAGTCGTGGGGCGAGAAGGGCGACTCGCCAGGCCAGATCCATTCCGGTGCGTACGAGCACCTCAACGCAGGAGGAATCCAGTGACGACCCTGATGAGAGACGCGGAGGGGCTGTACGTCGATGTTCCCGACGCGATCACCCTCTACTCGGGCGGCAGGATTCGGCCGCTCGACCCTGACCCGAACGACATCCACATTGAGGACATCGCTCACGCCCTCGCGTGTCAGAACCGCTTCACCGGACACCTGAGATACCCAGTAAGCGTGGCCGAGCACAGCCTCCGTGTGGCAGCGCTTGTACCGGAGGGCCTGAAGCTCGAAGCACTCCTGCACGATGCGAGTGAGGCGTACTTGTCAGACATCGCTCGCCCGCTCAAGCAGGCCCCTGTCTTCGGGGCCACATATAAGCGCTATGAGTCCGTCCTCGAGCGGGCCATAGCGGTTCGCTTCAACTTGCCGATTCGCCCGTTCGGCGAGATGCACCCCGAGATCAAGAAGGCCGATCAGCTTGCGCTCAATGCTGAGGTGAAGACGTTCGCACACGAGACGTTCGCGCGCGAGATGGGCGTACTCCACATCGTCTTCCCGCCGGAGGCGATTCCCTCGACTGGTAGTTGGGAGATCGTCGAGTCGATGTTTCTGTCCGCCTACCGCCGCTACACCGAGGAGGGCCTGTGATTACAGACAACGTCGAGGTGCAGAAGGGGACTGCCGGGTATGTATCCACGGGCGAGTACCGCGTCCCTCGAGCGGGAGAGTTGTATCTGCTCCAGACATCTCCGGAGACGTTGGTCGTGCGGGCAGGCAACGGCGTCTGCGTCCCGTTCTATCTGCTACGCCCCACATCGACTGCCGAGACGAAGGCCACCAACCCGAAGGACGCCATCGGCTCCGACAAGCTGCCACTACACCTCTGGCCCGAGACGGCCACGGTCATGGGCACCCTCGGGCTGCTCGACGGCATGCTCAAGTACGGGCGGCTCAACTGGCGTGAAGCCGGTGTGCGCGCGACGATCTACATCGACGCCGTCAAGCGGCACATCAACGCGTACGCCGAGGGCGAAGACCTCGACCCGGATTCTGGCGCTCCGCACTTGGCACACGCGCTCGCATGCCTCGCGATCCTCGTCGACGCGCAGGCGGCGGGGAAGCTCACCGACGATCGCGCCTACAACGGCGCCGGATACCGCAAGCTCGTCGAGGAGCTGACGCCGCACGTCCCTCGCCTCAAGGCGAAGCACGCCGACAAGAACCCGAAGCACTACACGATCGCGGACGCCTGATGCCGTACCCCAACTACGACGATTTCGAGGCCAGAGGCATCGTCGAGAACGAGGGCCTCGAGTACGCCGTCAGGCACTACACGAACGCCGAGTCGTTCAAGAACCCGGAGACAGCCAAGCTTTGGGGGGCGGCTGCTAAGGCACTTGACGCACTGGTCGCCCACCTGCACCTGGAAGATGGTTAGTGCCTGTCGCCCCCTACGGCTCCCCGACGTACCGAGCGTGGAACAACGCGCGCATGCGAAAGCGCCGAAGTGAGAACGCTGCGCGTCGGCGTCGGGAGCTGGATCTAGAAAGCATCCGCTGCGTGAACAAGACGATCGCCAAGTACGAAGAACTTCTCAACCCCGCACCAGGGAGGTAGCACATGAACAAGACCAACGACGACAAGCCCAAGCTCGACAACGCAGCGCTCCGCGAGGTTCGCAGGGCCAAGCTCAAGCGGGCCGCGTCGCTCCGCGCTCAGCTCATGTTCGACCAGAACCTGGCGCGTATCGACCATCGCCTCGACGTCATCGAACCTGCCGTGCAGGAGATTGAGGCGCGCGCCGAGCAGGGCGAGATCCCGCAGGAGGCGAGCTGATGTTCGACTACGAGATCGCTTGGGCGCCAGCACCGCCAGCGCCGCCTCAGCGCATCCTCGGCATCGACATCGAGAACAAGCCGCTCTGGTACGGGGGCGGCGATTTCGTCTTCGACCGTGACGTCTGCTACTCGTGGAAGTGGCTGAGCGAGGACGCAGAGGTCGCGCGAAGAGCCTACAACGAGGTAGAGACGGTGTGGCTCGACTGGAGGCAGGACGACGAGACGCTCGTCCAGCTCCTGCAGCCGTTGCGCGAGGCCATCGAGCAGGCTGACCAGCTCCTCGGCCACAACTTCCAGCACGACTGGAGGGGCCTGCGCGCGACGTTCAACCACCTGAAGCAGCCGTACCTCCCCGCCCGCCCGTTCATCGACACCATGCGCTGCATTCCCGGCGGCATGCCGCGGAGCCTCGAGTGGCTGTCGGCGCACTTCGGGCTGCAGGAGAAGCCGCACGTCGGCCCGCACACCTGGGTCGACGCCATTGACCGCAACCTGCCCGAGGCCATCGCGTTGATCAAGGCGCGCAACCGGAGTGACGTCCTCATCACCGAGGAGCTGTACTGGCACGAGAAGGAGCTGGGGTGGCTGCGATGACCGTCGACCTTGACCGCCTGAGCGAACTGGCGGAAGCAGCCACACCGGATTACCACCCGAACGTCTGCTACCTCGAAGGTCGCGTCGCGAACCGCGATTTCAATCTCGCGGTCGATCCCGTGACCGTTCTCGCGCTCGTCCGCGTGGCGAAAGCAGCGGAGAGGGCGTCTGCCGTTCACAGCCAGTGCCTCATCCCGGACGCTTGCAGCGACACAGCTCCGGGCGAGGAACTGTGCGCCAACCGCTATCTCCGAGCCGCTCTCTCCTCCCTGAGAGGCGAGGCAACCGATGAGTGACGCAGCGGCCGACCTCCGCGATTCTCTGACGCGCTACGTCCCTGACGGATTCCGCGACGAGGCTGGCGTGTGGCATGACGGCCCGCACCGTGTCGCCGCGCTTGCTGCTCTCGACCGGCTCGAAGCCCGAGCGAACGACGAGTCCGACTTGGAGCATCAGTCCGAGCGGCGCGCGTACTGGAGGGAGCGCGCGGAGGCTGTTGAGGAGCGGGCGCGGGTTCAAGGCGAAGCCCTGAGACGACTACTTAGCGCGGTCGCCACGGAGAATTTCAATCGTCCTAGAACGATGCCGAGCACAAATCTCCGCGCCGCGATCAAACAGGCAGAGTCCGCTCTTGCCGAGCCTGTGGCCTCCGAGCCTGCCTGCGAGTGCGGCGCGGTGGGGCTGGACGACCACGAGATCATCGAGCGCTAAGGTGAAGGCGTGTTCGCAACGCTGATGTCCGCCCTCGCGCTCGCAGGCGCCCCCGCCTCGACGCACGTCTACTGCGAGCCGGGGATCCCGGCCGTCGAGCTTGGTGCTGCGTACCCCTCCAGCATCCAGGTCATCGACGGTCGGATCGTCCCCGGTCGCCTCGACAACGTCGAGCTGGGGGCGCTCGCCTGCGGCGCCCTCCTATACACGTCAGCCAGTCCGACGGAGCGAGCAGCGATCCGAAGGCTCAATCCCTCCGTCGACATCGACCATCTCGTCGGCGTCGGGCTGCAGGTCACCCTGCACGAGGCGAACCACGTTGCGCTCAACTCGAGCGACGAGTGCCTGGTCGAGAAGACGACACGGGCCGAGATCAACGGCCTACTCGCTCAAACCGCCGACCCTGCGCGTGTGGTGGCCGCCGAGCGCGCCGCTTCTGCGTCTGACGCGTCGCTGCCTGCCTCGTACCACGGCTGCTAGTCCTTGTCGTCCAGGGCAGACGCGAGCGCCTTGAGGATCTGGGCGATGCGCTGGCGGGTGAGGCCAGCGGCGGCTGCTATGTCCTCGTGCGTCTCGCCTGCCGCCTTGGCATCAGCAATCGCCTGCACGAACGCCTCTCGGGAGGCCGCCGAGCGTTTGGAGGCCTGCGCCACGCGCTGAAGCGCTCGACTTGCCACCCCGTCGGGTACTGCCCCTTCCGGGGGATTCCTCCGCAAGCATCCTTGCGGCAAGCTCCCATCCTGGGGATAGCAGGACGAAGACGAAAGGCAGGGGAGAGCAGGAGATGCAGCAGCATGACTTCGACGAGGGCGAGCTGCGCGCCCGGATAGAACGTCAGCGAATCGTGATCTCGGAGCAAGCCGAGATTCTCGAGTCGCTTGGGTTCGACACGAACGACGTCGCCGACTGCCTAGAACGAGTGCAGGCGCCCCCGAAAGGACGCCTGCGTTCGCTGCTGGTGGGGGCGATCGTCAACTCACTGAAGTGAGAGGCTCGTCCGCGTAGAGCTTGAGGATCGCCTCTTGCATGCGGCTGTCGGCACGGCGGATGTAGTACCGCCTGCCGACAGTCCGCGGTGCCCACCCCATGATGCGGTCGATGATGCCCTCGGGGACGTCGTTCTCGGCCAGCGACGTCGCGACCGTCCTCCGGAAGTCGTGGAAGGAGCAGAGCACGTTGCCGCGCACCTTCTCGAGGATGGCGACGAGGGCTGACTGAGAGATCGGGCCGCTCTTGCCGTACGACGCAGGGAAGACGTACGGAGACGTGGGCTGCGAGTGCGTGACGATCGCCTCGCCGAGCGCCGGGTGCAGCGGGACGTGCCGGAGCTTGTCTCCCTTGCCGATCACCCGGATCGAGTCCGGCGAGATGTCCTCCCACTTGAGGTGCTGCACCTCCATGCGCCGCATGCCCGTGTAGATGAGCGTCAGGGCCAGCAGCTCCTGCTGCTCGGTCATCGTGTTGCCGAGGACGTGGCGCAGCTCGTGGGCCTCGAGGATGCGAGGCTCACGGTCAGGCTCGCGCGGCAGCCGTACGGTTTCGGTCGGTGCCTGTTGCAGTAGCCGCCGATGCACGGCATAGTTGTAGGCGGCTGCAAGGTTCTCGAGATGTAACCTCCTGGTGCGGGGTGAAAGCGGAAGGCCTTGCAGCCACTCCTCGATCTGCCAGTCCTCTGCGGTCATGGGGTCGAGGCCTCCCTCGTCGAAGAGCGCCGAGGTGCGGCGGAAGTTGCGGAGCGTGTTCGGCTTCGCCTCGCGGCGGGTGAGGCGCTCGTCGTACTGCTGGAACATGAGGTGCATCACTGCACCCAATGCGCCGGAGTGTCTTCGTGGGGGCCTGCGTGACCTCGGGACAGCGTGCAGTGCAGCCCACCAGACGGACTCGGAGCGCCGCACCCACCGTCCGGTTGGACTAGGCGCGCTACCTGACCCTCGTCTGGGTCACTCGAGAGCGTCCGTGCGTGTGCTCTTGCCTCCTCCAGCGTGAAGGGGCCGTAGCAGACGAATCCACCCGAGGGTGTGAAGTCGCCCCACGGGAAGAACGTCACGTACTGGTCTTCGCCTCTCATCTGTGCATCATCCTCCTTGGTGCGGGTGGCATAGATAGCAATGTTACGAGTCGTACCCCGATGGGGTTACATTGTCGCGACTGGCGCCCCAGCCTCTTTGACGCCCCGCATGGTATCAGGGGTTGCTCCACAGCACCAGTGTTCTGCGAGGAGTTGACGTCACCACCGCTGAGGGCTAAGCTGCCGTCCGTAGGGGAGTAACCCAACCGACTCCCGCGGGCGGTAAGATCAGAAGGAGTCGAGATGCCTACCATCACACAGGAACAGAGTGACCGGGCCAAGGCAGGGATCAAGGCCCGCAGGGACGCGATCAACACCCTCATCGAAAGGCACCAGGACGAGTTCGACGAGCTGCACATGAAGAACCGGGTCGCTGCTGGGTTGCCTCCCCGCTCGTCCGGGCCTAGCAAGACCGAGCTGGAGGAGCGGATCCGCAAGCAGAAGGAGAAGCTCGAGAAGTGGGAGGCTGAGCTGAGGCTGTCGTCGTGAGGTCGGCGGCCCCCAGAACGACGAAAGCCCCCATCTCTGGGGGCTTTCGCAGTAGGTGTGCCGTCGGCAGAGGCGCCGGGATGGGGACTGTGCGAGGGCGAGGGTCAGCGAAGGTGCGTGACGCAAACGGCTTTACCCTTCCTTAGGCGGCCCGGTGAAGACCCGCTTGAGCGCAGGCCACAGGCCCTGGGTCGCGATGACGTGACCAAGACCGACGCCCATGGCGAGGCCCAGGGAGCCGATGAGGGCGTAGGTGCTGTCAGGCAGCGTCCCCAGGCCCCAGGAGGTCAGGAGGGGAGACAGGATGGCTGCGAGGACGGCGCCTAGGGCGCCACCAGATACGTGTGCTCCGTTCATGCGTTCTCCTCAGTGAAGGTAGGTCTGAACGGCCAGAACCACGGCGGTCACCAAGGAGAGCGCTGCGGCGCTGGGGATCGCGTAGCGGAACCGCTCCAAGCCGCGTAGGCGCTTCTCCACGTCGTCGGTTGTCTCCTTGAAGGACGGGACGAGCAGGGCCGTGGCCTGCAGGGTTCCCTCGACCGTGTGGATGCGGGCGTGGAGCTGGGCGACGTACGCCTGATCGGCCTTCGCGTCCAGGGCGCCCGTGATGCGGTCTACGAGGCTCAGCTCTAGGCGAGCGAGCTTGGCGTCCAGTTTGTCCTCGGAGACGTTGATACGACTGCCTCCGCTGCCTTCCGTTGTGCTCACCTATTCGTCCTCCCGTGTGCTCAAGGGCCGTAGATGGACGACGAGCCGCCGCCCCCGTAGATGTTGCTGCTGTCGCCACCGCCGCCGTAGATCGAGCCGCTGCCTCCGGCCGGAGGCTTTTCCTTGTAGGACTGAACGCCGAAGCCGATGGCGCTGAGGAAGGCCGCCACCATCAGGCGCTTGGGTGTTGCCCCCACCTTCTTCGCGTCATAGACGTCCTGCGCCAGGAACGGGGTGTTCTGGCCCAGCTCTCCCTGTGCGGTCACCGGCTGGCCGATGAAGTTCTTGCCGCTGAAGACGTCCCAGATCGTGCCGGGGATGGGGGCCGACTTGGAGCGGAAGACCTTGGTCATGTTCTCCAGGTCGGTCGTCGTTCCAGGGGCGCCTGCCTTCTCGACGAACGGGGTCGTGATGTGCTCGTGGGTGCCAGCGCTGGTGATCACCTCGCGCGACATCTCCTGCGCGATGGTGCGGACGTACTGATTGAAGCCGCCCGTGATGTCGACGCGCGTGTCCCCGACCTTAATCTTGCCGAAGTTCGAGCTGCGGGGGTCGAAGCCCACCTCAGCGCCGCCCATCTTCGCGATGACCATGACCGTGCCGAGGGCGGCCACCAAGTTGCGTGCGGCAGCCACCGCCTCTCCGCGTGCGAAGGGGTCGAGCTTCTTGTAGTAGACCGGCGACATCATGTTCAGCCGCGAGGCCATGAGGCGCGGGGAGAAGAGCAGGACGTTGAGGCTCAGGAGGTGATCCTCGAGCACCTTAGGCACGACACCGCGGCCGGTCGCCGTGCCAATGAACCGGGTGATGCTCTCACCGACGTTCGGCTTCGAGAGGTCGTGGCCCATAAGGGCCGCCTTCTCGACGAGGTTGCGGGCAAGCTCCATGCGGGTGTTGTTGAGCACGCCTGTGAACGCTCGGTCGGAGGCTCGGACGACGTCGCCAGGGCCTGACGCGAACCGCTTGCCCTTCCAGGGGCCGGGAAGCTCGCGCAGGTTGAGGCGCTCCGCGACGTTGGCGCCGACCATCGCCTCTTCGCGCTTCACTACAGAGGCGCCCTCCTTGGCCGTGTCGCCGATCTCGGAGAACAGCTTGCCGTTACTCCACTTCTGCAGCAGGGGGTAGAGCGGGTCGCTGTGGATCGCGTCGACCGACGCCTGGTAGTACGCCTCGCTGCCGAACTGCTTGAGCATCTTGGCGAAGTTGCGCGAGAAGATGACCGGGTGGGTGACGGCCGTTATGAGGTTCTGCCGGAAGGGCGCCGAGATGTCGGCCGACGACCGGAGAGCGCGGGGGACGTTGAGTCCCTGCACGAGCTTGTCGCCGAGGCTGCGGCCCTCGGTTGCCCCCTCGCCGTCTGCCACCACCCCGAAGACGCGCTCGAGCAGCGTCTGCTCGCCCGCGGTCGGCGCCACCCCATCCTCGACGGCGTTGAGCAGCGCGTCCTTGGCGGTCGTCTTCTCGAAGAACTGGAGCGGCGCCTCGTCGATGAGCTGGTTGAGCGTGTGGACGTCGTCCGGCGTCAGGTGCTTCAGGTGCTGGAACGCCTCGCGCCCGAACGAACCCTTCAGTTCTGCCTTGGCGGCGAAGTGGCCGGGAGTACCGCCGCCTGCACGCTCGGAGGCCTGCTCGGCCGCGCGTACACGCTCTGCACGCTCGGCGGACATGTTGCCCTTCTGGACGTCGCGGATGGCGGGCGCGTGCGGGAGGGCCTCGCGCACCGACTTACCCAGCAGGCCGCCAGTCTCAGGCGTGGAGACGCCCTCTTCGACGATCGGCGGATGATCCTTGCTGCCAACGTGGTTGCCCCAGCCTTCGGCCTTGGCCTGCTCCATGAGCGGGGCGAGGTGGGCCGCGGCCTCCTCCGGGGTGCGGTGCTCGAGGCCGCCGCCGAGCCAGCCGGGGCGGTCGACGGCGCGAGGGATCGCCCCCGCGAGCATGCTCATGTCGCCCGCCATGTGGGGGGCGTGGAGCGCGTGTGCTGCGAGGGCACCAGCCGCGGAGTGCGCGACAGGCCCTGCCACCGAGGCTGCCCGACTCCACGGCATCCGCGGCAGCCTGAAGAGAGGCTCCTTGAGCGCTACGTCGCGCAGCCACCCTGGGATCTTCTCGACCGTCTCCGCGTAGGGGACGCCAGCGGCGGCGTCTCGGCGCACGATCTCGGCCGCATGCCTCGCCTCTCCCACGTCGAGTGCGGTCGCCTTAGTGTGGGCGTCCTTGAAGACGATGCTCTTGCCGTAGGGGTTCGCCTCCAGCTCGTTGGCGAACGCGTCAAGCGCAGCCGCAGCCGTTTCGTGGGGGCCGGAGGCAGGCTCAGCCTGAGCGGCGACTGTGGGGCCAAAGACGTCCTCCGGCTCGGGAGTCTCGCTAGACTTCACCTCGTGGGCGTCGGCGTAGAGCTTCTTGAACTGCTGCGCGATCGGCTCGTTCGGGCGAGCATCGGCCCACGCGTGAATCGCCTCCTCGGCGTACTTGCGGTCGAGCGGGGTGATCGCCCCGGTGGGCCGAAAGTGCTGCCGCGCGTACTTGATGAGGATCCCGTCGTAGGTGGCCGGAGCCTGGGCCTTGTGTCGAGCGGCGGTCTTGATGGCATCGGCCTCCTGCTCGCTGAGGCCGGACTTGGGGAACGCGTTCTCCCAGTCCTCGCGGTGGAGCGCCGCCCTGTCCAGGATGGAGAGCTGTCCATGCTCGCGCGCGAACGCCATCGCTTCCTCGCGGGTTGGAAGTACGCGCGAGATATCGAGGTAGACCTGCCCATCGTCGGGGTTGTGCCACCCGCCGACGCGGAGGTGCGGGTTGCGGAGTAGGGCCTTGTGCCGCCCGATCATCGCCTGCGCTCGAGCAGGCCCCTTCAGGATCGCCTCCTCGAGCGACTCCGGGTTGCGGCCGTAGAACTTTTGGATCGCGTGCCACCCCAGCGCCTGCACCTGAGCGGGCGTCCAGTCGGAGCGTCCGTCGAAGTTGGTCGCGTTTAGGTGGTCGGTGATCTCGTGGTACTTCTCTGCGAGCCGCTCGTAGCGCGCGCCCGCTGCCCCGGCCGGGGTCAATGTGGCCTTGCGAATGTCGACTCCGTGTTCCTTCAGCACGCGCTCCGGCAGCCCCTTGCTCAGCAGCTTGCTGTCGACGTGCCCGAGATCGCGCTGGCCCCAGATGTCGATCGGGGCGGGGGCGCCGCCGCGGACGTCGTGGCCCATCCAGGTGCGCGTAGAGCTGCCGCGGAGGGCGTCGATGAAGTCGGAGAGCTTGGCCGCGACGTGGCTGTCAATGTGCTCGCCCTTGAGCGCCTTCTCGATGTTGTCGGCCACGACGGAGCCGATGCTCCCCACGTCTTCTCCCGCCTGGAGGCGCTCGTGCGCCACGAGGGTGGACGCCAACCCGCCGACCGGCGAGGCGTTAGCCTGCGACACGGAGAAGGCGCGCATGATCTTGTCGGCGACGTCGGGGCCGAAGTGCTTAACGAAGAGCGGCTCGAAGGACTCGTACCAGCGGGCCGAGGCATCTCGAGACTCGAGGTCGGGGAGCGTCTTCACCACGCGCTGCACCCACTGCTCCGGGGTGATGTGGCCGTAGGCGTGAATGCCTTCCGGCGTGAGCACGGTGGCGTCAGGCGGAAGGCCGCTGGTCTGCGTCCGCAGGTTCAGCTTGGCCTTGAGGTTCTTGCCCACCCGCTCGAGCGAGTAGCCGTGGTAGGCGCCGGGAACCTCCGGCTGCTCCGTCGGCGGCGTGAGCGCTTCGGGCACGCGACTGTGCGCGTGGACGACGATCGCCTCGTGAGCACGGTCGATGGTGGTCACCCTCTTGAGGCCCCACTTCGAGACGGTGCCATCCGGCTTCAGGAATCGCATGTCCTCCCTGGCCGAAGCCAGAGCCGACGAGCGCGCGATGTTGGCAGCGTGGACGGCGTGAACGGCCTCGGCGGAAGTGTTGGCGTTGCGCGCCATTTCTGCCGCCGCGGCGAAGGCATCAGCGTCCTTGCCGAGAGCGCCGACGAGGGCACCGACCCGCCCGATCGGCAGCACCGCGGCCATCGCCAGCGAGCCGCCGCCGATTGAGAGCAGGCCCGCCCCCGTGTGTCCGGCCGCCACCTGACCCACGCCGGTCTTGACGGCCTTCGCCCCCTGGACGGCGCCCACGACCCACTGGGTCGGGTCGGTGAGCTGGCCCCAGTTGGCGGCCACGCGCGGGTTGGCCTTGGCGGCCTCGCGGATGGCGTGCAAGTCGTGTGCCGCCATGCCTGGGACGATCCCCTGCGTGCCGCCGCTCTCGCGGTTGTACGCGGCGACGGTCGGGGCCGCTGCCTTTGCGGCCTCAGCGGCGCCCTGCTCGAGGCCACCCTCCGGCAGGACGTGGCGCTGCGGCGCTGCGGGGGCGGGAGGTGCCGCCGTCGGCATTGCGGACAGGACAGGGTTGGGCGGCAGCTCTCCCGCAGCCTTGCCCCCACCGAAGAGGGGGTTGTTCGGAAGCACGGTGCTCGCCGTCAATGGACATACCTCCTGGCCCCCATGTAGCCGGGGTAGCCTGAGAGCTTGGACACCTTGACGACGTCACCCGTATGCGGGGCCTCTACGAACATGCCGCCGCCGACGAAGATGCCGACGTGGCCGGGAAGCCCGTCCTTTGAACCGCCGCCCTTGAAGAAGACGAGGTCGCCCGCCTGGAGCTTTCCCGACGGAACGCTGAGTCCGCTCTCGAACTGCGTGTAGGTCGTCCGCGGGATCTTGATCCCGACCTTCGCGTACAGGTACTGCGCAAGGCCAGAGCAGTCGAAGCCCGTCGGCGACTCGCCGCCCCACGCGTACGGGGTGCCGAGGTACTCCGAGGCGAGGTTGAGGACTTGGCTGACCTTCGCCTTCGCCGTGGGCGGCAGGTTCTTCGGGGCCTGCCAAGTGACGCTTACCCCACCCGGCGAGGTGCCGAGCGTGGTGCCGGTCATCTGGCTGTAGTCGCTCTGCGCCTGCTTCCAGTTTGTCGCGGCTGCAGCGGCGGCCTGAGTCATACCGAGCGCTCCCGCGAGAGCCTCCGGGGGCGGGCGTTCAGTCTCGGGGAAGATCGTGTTCGCCCGCTCGAGCGCGAGCGACAGCGGTACGTTCTGCTCGATGGCCCTCTTGATGAAGGCGACGTAGCCGCCCTGGGGGTCTGTAGCCGTCGCCTTACCGGCCTGCAGCTCGGCCTTGGTCTTCGGGAAGGCGTAGGTCGTCTGCCCAGTGTCCGGGTCGACCTTCGCCTGCATGGAGTCCGCGATGCGCTGGAGGCTGCCGTTGGCGCGTGCGAGCGCGGGAGCACTGAGTCCGCCGCTCTGGAGCTTGAACTCCTGCGCAGCCGCGCGGAGCTGCAGGCTCCTGCTGGCGATGCCGAGGCGGGCCATGGAGATCGCATACATGCGGTTCTGCTGGAACGTCTGCTTCGAGAACTTGCGCTCGGCGAGGTTCTGCCGGACGTTGAACTCCTGCACCGACGTCTGGTACTTGGCGACCTGGAGCTTCTGCTCCGCGATCTTCAGCCCCCGATTGAACTTGTCGTTCGCAACCGTCTCGCGGAACTTGGCGTCCTGCAGCGCCATCGTCTGCAGCTTCTGGTAGTTCGTCTCGATGTTGCCGGGGAGCTTGCCCGCCAGCTCAGCGATCTTGGCCTGGAAGCCTTGGTCGGCGACGATCGCCTTCGCCTTCAGGCCTGCGACGTCCTGCTGTCCCTTGAGGAGCGCGTCTCCGGACTGGAGGTCGGCGGCAGCGCCGAAGGCCGCGCCTTCCTTAGAGAAGGCGACGCCTGGGTTGTAGCCACCGAGCGCGTACGCGACGTCGCCAGCCTCGGCCGCGTGCGAGTCGAGCGTGGCCGGTGAGCCGAACGACTTCAGCACCGCGTTGAGGTTGTCGGTGTTGCCCTGCAGCGCATCCTGCATGCCGTGAGAGAAGCCGTTCGCCGCCAGCTCCTGGTTCTGCGCTGCCGTCTGGTACTCGCCGTTGACGGCAGGCCCGATCGGCGCGAGGAGCTTCGACACTGCGGCAGCACGGTCGGCGCTGTCCGTCTCCTGCTGCCTGAAGTTCGCGTCGCTTGCGGCCTGCTCGTTCTGGATCGGATCCGTCTCGCCCTTGAGCGCCAGCTTGGCCTGCGCGGCAGCCGCCGCGTACAGCGGGTCGACGCTCGTGGTCGTCTTCGGGGTGACGGGGGGCGCGACTGCCGAGGCCACCTCAGACCGCCTGATTCACGCCGCCACGCACGTAGCGGGCGAGCGCGTCCGTTGGAGTCACCGGAGGCGCTGTCGGAGTTGGCGCCGTGTATGGAGACTTGTCGGCGTTGTAGAAGTTGCCGTCCGTGCCCTTGAACACCCAGTTGCCTGCGGCGTCCTGGTGGTCGGGGTACGCCGTGACGCCAGCGGTGCCGTGGTACTCCGTCCCCACGCGATCGGCCGCGCTGCCGATGGATCCCGCCAAAGTCTGCGCGCGCTGGTTCTGCGCCGCCAGATAGCCCTGCTGGTACTGCTGCAGGTACCCGAGGAACTTGTCGTACGCGTCAGACGATGCCTGCCTGTAGCCCTGGTTCTGCTGATCCAGCTCGTACCCGGCCTCACCGGAGTTGAGGATGCCCTTCCTGTTCAGGTTGGCGATGATCGCTCGAGTCGCCTTGCTGTTCGCGGCATCAAGGCGGGCCGTCGTCGACACACCCGAGTTGGTGTTCTCCTGCGCGAGCTTCTGCACGTCCGGGCCGAGCGCACCCTGAAGGTCGGCCGCCGACATGCCTAGCCTCTGTGCAAGTGCCGTGAGGTCGATCGGCTTGCCGAAGCTCTCGTAGGCGTTCGCGATCTCCGCGTTGAGCGCAGCCTGATCCTGCGCGCCACCACTCGCCAGCGCAGCCTGAGCGTCCTTCAGCCCCGCGTCGCTCTGGATGAGCGCCGACCAGTCCGGCGTGTAGGCGCCCACGCCTGCGATTGCTCCAGGCGCTGCCGCCGCCCCACCCGGCGCCCCCAGCTTCGGAGCGTTGGGGTTCGCGAAGTTGCCGCCGTTGCCGCCGCTGCCGTTCGCGCCGTAGGCGCCAGCGTTGTTGTCGGTGATCAGCCCAGAGATCGGGCTGTACTTGGCTGCAGTCGCGAGCGTCGATGCGGTGATGTCAACTGACTCCAGTGATTAGAGGTTTCCGTACTTGAGGGCGAACAAGCACCGGTTCGTGAATGACGAGGTTCCTCCGCTGGTTTTGTACTTCGACTGGAGCGAGTTGCCCCCGCCTGCGTTGAGAACGACCGTCGAGAACATGACCAGGCCGGAGATCGAGGGAGCAGTCGATGAGCGTGAACCTCGAGCGTCCGTTGCAGTGTCTCCGTTGGCGCTGTACGACATCCAGCAGTCCACGCCAGCGGCGCTTGCCACAGCCGCGGCGGCGACAACAACGACATACCTGCCGTTCGCAAGACCGTCAATCGTCGGCCCCACTGTTGCCAAGTCCGTGTAGGAGGTGCTGGGCGTCCCCTCTAGCGTCGCCACGGTGGCAACGTTCGCGGTGAAGCCCGAGAATCCGAACACTCGACCGATCGAGATGTTGAGGTTGCTTGCCTGGATGTAGTCGACGATGTACGACATCAGCTCGTCAGGGATTGCGTTCGGCGTGTGCGCCGCCGCACCGAGCACGCGCTGCATCAGCGCTATGTCCTCCAGCGTCGTCTCGGCGCTGGGGGGCGTGATCGAAGAGACGCCGTCCTGCGGCTGCCCCGACTCATCGGGGAGGAACATCGACATCAGTTGAGTCTCGAACCTTCGCGCGAATACACGGTGGCGCCTAGGGAGTAGAGGCGCGCTACCGAGGAAGCGTTCTGCCGCGTTACCTTGAAGCCCATACCACGGCTCGGCATGTGGATCGGGATGCGCGTCGTCGTCTTTCCGGTCGTCTCTGCGATGACTGGCGACATCGTTGTGTACGCGGCTCCCGCTTCCGGGCTGGTGCAGAACGAGAGCGTCATCGTCGGGTTGTCAGATGCGGCGTCGCGCAGGTCGTACTGCGGGTAGAGGTCGCGCCAGCGCTGACTACCAATCCGCTGCTCGTCGTAGAAGGGGGACTCGTAGACGCCGAGGACGGGCGTACCGTCACCGTCGTTCTTGTATGCCGACCCAGGAGTCCACATCGTCGAGAGCTGCATGATTCTCGGCGTGACGCGCGACCCTGCGTACAACTCCTGCCCTGCCGCTCCTGCGGCAGCGAACGCCATCGTCTTCAGGTTCGAGAGGCGGATGCCGCTGCGCTTTGACGTGTCGAACGCGAACGTGTCGAGCAGCGTCGAGCCGTTCATCACGCAGATGACGTAGATGCTCCCGAACCAGCCGCCCGCTAGCGTCCAGCTCGAGGTGCGCCCGGTGCAGAGATCGCGCCAATACTTCGAGAGGCCGACCGACTTCGTCAGGTCTTCGGGGAAGGCGGTGCCGTTCGTCAGGAAGACGCCGATGTCGTTCGCGAAGCAAGCCACCGACCCGTTCACCGCAATGCTGCGCGCATCGCTGACGCCGTAGTTGAAAACCGGATCGTCCTTCTGCATGTCCGTCTCCGGCGGCGGGGTGGTACCGCGGATGCGGGCAGTGCGTTCGTCTCCGAACCAGAGCATCACGTTCGGCAGGGCTGCCATGCCTCGGATCGGAAACGAGACGTCGAGGTAGCTCGAGTTGACGCCAGTCTGTACGTAGGTGGTCGGGTCGCCTACGGCTGACGCGAAGCCGCGGTAGGGGTTGGCCGAGCTGCCGCCGAGCCAGGTGTAGTTGACGAAGACACAGCCGTACATCCCGGCAGGCGCCGTCCCACCAAGGGCGGCGAGGTTCGTGGCGTCGTACTTCTGGGGCGCTGTCGTGCCGTCAGGGGACGGGATCACGACGAGCTGCTGGTGCGAGAACGGGTTCTGCACCGGCATGTTGCAAGTGCCTGCGATCGCAGTGTTCGTTCCGGCGACCTCCTTGATCAGCTTCGCGTTGTCGTCGATGACAAGGAGCTGCGTGCCTGAGTTGAACGGTGCGTTCAACATCGCCTTGATGTACGTGGCCGATGCGTCGACTGCCGTCAGCGCTGCGCTTGCGAAAGCCCAACCGCCGCGCTCCGTTGCCGGGGCGCCGAGGGAGTTGGGGATATAGTCGATGATGTTCCAGCACTTCCCCTTGGGGAGGTTGTTGCGGGGGAAGTCCTGCACCATCCCGTCGAAGGCGGGAGGCAGAAGGATCGGCTGCGCCACGGCTTAGTACCGGGGGTAGACGCTGTTGTCGTGGTAGCGCCCGAGGCGACGCTTGTCGTTCACGACTGCGCGAGCGTTCCTAGCGCCTCCGCGCTTGCGGATGATGCCCCTGTACCGCTCCATCTCTTTGTCGTACCAGTCGCTGTACCGCTGGCCCTGCGCCGACGACTGATCGTCGTCGTAGCTAGCCACCCTGCGGCATGCGTGGTAGAAGATCGCCTCGTGCAGGATTTGGGGGACGCCGCCGTGGGTCGTGTCGGCCGGGTCGTCGGTGGGGGAGCTGAGCGCGGTCGGGATGGGGACGTAGTAGACGTTCAACGTCGCGCCCACGGGAGGCGTTGGGTAGAACATGAGCAGGTTCGCTCCCCCCACCGCGTAGTACAGCGGTGTGCTGGAGGAAGAGGAGTAGAGCCTGCGCCTCACGAGATCCGCAACAGACAGGTGCTCGAGGGGGTAGGACGTACCTCCTGAGGTGAACCACAACTCCACAACCTCGAGAATTGAGGCGTCGATCGAGAAGTCTGCGGACGTTCCGTCGAAACCCGTCAGCGCCGCAGAGATGACGTAGCAGTGCGTGTCCTCGAGCACGCGCTGCACACCGACGTTGATCGCGTCGTCTACCGTCTGCTTCTCTGCGGAGATGTTGAGGCTGAGGCCCGTCTCGTTGGAGACGGACGTCTCGAACTGCAGTAGTGTCGTCAAGGCTTCTCCAGTGCGGCGACGTTCTTCTCGAACGTCGACACCCACTTCTTGAGAGCCTTCATGCCGAAGACCTCGACAGGATTCGTCGCACGCTCACCAACTGCTTCTCCGTCGGCATCGACGTCCTGCAGCACTGCGGAGATCTGAAACTTGTACGGACGAAGCGTCATGCGACTGCTACTCCCTTCCATGTGCCGCCGAGGCGGATCCAGAATTTCGAACCACTCGAGTCACCGACGATCGTTCCGTCCGGCGGCGTGGTGGTGAAGTCCCCGTCGACCGGCGTGCCAGCCTTCGTCTTCGTGGCGACGCCGTCCAAAAACTTCCAGTTGCCAGCGCCCTGCATCTGCGCTACGGCGGTGCGGGAGAGGGTCACATCGGTTGCCGCGGTTCCGTTGCCCCACTCCATCGCCCCGGACTGGCGCTGCACGAAGCGTGACTGCGGATCTCCGTTGAGACGGAGATCCATGAACGCGTGGCTTGAGGACGATGCGCTGTTGGCAAGTAGTTGTGGCACCGACGACAAAAACCTGATTGTCCCGCCCGGAATCCACACGTCGCCGTTCTGCTTGAGGATCAGCGCGTCAACCGATACCGACGTGCCATTCGGAGTGGTTGCGAAGTACAGTTCGCCGCCCTGGTGATACGCCGACCCGGTGTAGACGTTGTCCTCGGAGGCGCGGGCGTAGATTTGCGCGCTGTCTCCCTGAAACGAGCCGCCAAGCGTGACACCCGGAGTACCACCGGCAGGGGTGTATGTGCCCTGGAACCTGATCGAGCCTAAGGAGTCGCTCATTAGGACTCCCGCGACGCCCAGACCGCCGTTGTCGGGGTAGGTGTTGTTCGGCCCTGCGCGACTGATCACAAGGTCGGGGGGGTCGCCAAGTTCGGCGAGGACGAGCGATCGTGTGAAGATCCGGCGCGTCTGCTGTTGGTACAGGAAGTCGGCAACCATCCCGGCTCCGTGGATATTCGCCTCGGTGTCCGTGACGAGGTTGTTGGGGCCGAGCAGAACGTTTCCGCGTGCGTCGATCCTCGCCACAGTCGACCCTATGGCGATGTCTGCCGAGTCGTGGCCCGCCTGATGCACGAGCACCGAGTTGAGCCACGACAATCCTGCCGCAGGCATGCTGGCGGCGATCGACAAACCCCCCGGCGTCAGGGGCGTGAGCGTGAGCGTCATGGCTTAATAGAAGCCCATGTAGTAGCCGACTGAGATGCCGGAGGCGAGCGTCAGCGACGCGTTGACGGCCGGAAGGTCGGTCTGCCCCGACCACTCGAACGACGGAGTGACGGCGCCCGAAAGCGCGCCTTGTGAGCTGCCTGATGCGATTCCTCTGACAGGCGTGGGCTGCGTAGTTCCCCAAGCGCCGTTCACCACGAAGCAGGCGAAGTACCCACCGTCTGCAAGCACCGTGTAGGGGGCCGTGAGTGGGAACTGACATGGGCCTGCAGGCCACGATGCGAGCGCGTTGAGGTTGCCGGAGAGCGCGAGGATCTTTCCCGTGGAGTCAGCGATCCCGAAGCGGGCAGTGGTCGGAAGCGATCCCGCAGCAGCCGTTGTGTTGCGGAGCACGATCCCAGTGACAGGATCTCCGGCGTGAAGCCCGAGGAGGACGCCGAAAACATGCTGCGTCGTCGGCGCGGTTGCACCTGTGTAGTTGATGTGCGGGCCGTTGTCGGAGAGCACGCCCTGCGAGGCAAGCCCGATGCGCTCCCGCGATTTCGTTGCACACGCCCAGGTGCCCGGAGTCCCCGCGGTGACGCAGATGTAGACCTGACCGCTCTGGTCGATGATGAAGTCGCCGACCACGAACGTCCCCGAAACGGGAGCGCCGGAAGCCGTCGCTCCCGCGAAACGCACTGCTGCTGTTGCCCCCGCGAAGCCGCCGGGGCTGGCGCGGCCACCGATGGTCGGAGCGATTCCTGTCGGCATCTACACAGACTCCTTGTTGGCGCGCTCGAGGTACGCCTGCTTGTCTTTGCGGGATTGGACTTTCTGGCCGCGCGTCTTGCGCGCCCTACGCGTGCGCTCTTTGAGCGACCCGTTGTGGTAGTGGCTGGTACCGACGTGGTGTGGCACTCAGAACACGTTCGACGACTCGGCGACCATCTGCTGCACCGTGATGGCGTCGGACGCCCCAGTGGTGATGCACAGGCCGATGAAGGTCGGCAGCGTGACGTCGAACGCAGAAGAGACGGCGTTGACGACCACGCAAGGAATCACGGCGTGACCCGTCGCGGCGAGGTTGTGGATGAGCGTGAACTCACCCGTGGCGACGCCGGACGCGCTGATCGGGCCGACGATCAGAACCTCGACCTCGCAGAACGCCTCGTCTGCCACCGCGGTGCCTGCGGGCTTGGTGAACGAGAGCCGTGCCGTGTCGGCGGTCGTACCGGCGGTTCCGAACGCCACGTCGATCGTGCTCGTTGCCGTACCGGCGGCAGTCTTCGTCATGTTGAACTTCCAGCGGAACCTCGTACCGACCTCGAGCTGGCCCGCGGCGATGTTGATCGCCGAACCCGCGAGGTACGTGCGGACGGTGGCTGCGGGGGTCTGTGCAACCCCGGAGGCGTTGGCGACGTTCTGAACTGAGCGGAGGTCTGCAGCTCCGACGGAGCCGTCCTTCTTGGGGTTGTACACGACGGGCATGTCTGCTCTCTTTCTTTCGGTAGTGAGTTGAGTTGGTGGGTGGTGCTAGCGCTGGGGCCTGACGCCTTTCATGCGCTTGAGCGCCTCGCCGACGCTCTTGCCTGCGAGGGAGATGCCGCTCTCCTTCGCGCGCGCGGCGTACGCTCGGCGGTCGGCCTTTTCCTGCAGCCGATCGGCCTCAGCCTCCCAGTCCGCGCTTGTGCGGAGGGTGGAGTCGTAGCCTGCGTACGCTCGAGCGAACTGCTCAGCCTGGTGCTTCCCGACCTCGAAGCCGCAGAGGAAGCACCTCTCGGGGAACGCCGTTCCCGTGCAGACTCCGCAGGGGCCTTCGGCTCCCTCCCTGTCGAGGTTCTCCAGGCAGTTGATGCACTTATATCCGAGCCGTGTTGCCTCGACATCGTCGTCGCTCATGGCGACGTTCAGCCCAGGCATCATGCGCCCGTTCTGGTGAATCTCGACGACGCCGTGATCCTCTTCGACGAGGACGCGGTTCCAGGCCCTCGCCATTAGGTCTTCAGCACCCCCATCGTCTTCAGTGCGGCGATGACGTCGCCGACCGTGTAGGCAGTTGATCCGATGCCGCCGGTCGACGTCGAGTCGACCTTCACCGCGGCGCCAGCACCGGCCGCAGTCTGCTGCGTCACACCGGTCGGGGTGAAGTTGATGAAGATGTCGCCGTCATTGTGCGTGTTGTCCTTGTTCGCCTTGCTCATGCTTCACCTCCTGAGATGGCTTGCCGCCACCGGTCGATTTCTGTCGCGAACGTGCGGTGCTTCAGCACGTACGCGCGCGCCTCTCGTGCTCGAGCGCGCACCTCGTCACGGTTGGCGACGGCCCACTTGAGCTGCGCCATCCAGTCGCTCTCCGACCGGACGATGCGGGCGAACTCCTTGTCCTCCCAGTCCCAGTACGGCTCCGACGCTTGCAGGAACGGCATAGCGCCACCCATCGCGTACTCGAGAGCCTTCAGGTCTGAGCGGTACTTCGCGAGCGGCGATGAGACTAGTGGCGAAACGCCAACGTCGAGGCGGCCCAGCTCGCCCCTCAGCCCGAGGAAGTGCTCAGTCCACGGAGACTGTCGACGCGCGAACGACCAGCCAGGGTCGAGTCCGATGTTGACGATCTCGACGTTCGGCTGACGCGATGCCCACGAGAGAGCCTTCGCCACCATCGGCGCATCTCTGTCGTGCGAGTTGCTTGCGTACCAACCGATGCGGAACGTCTCGTCTCGACCAGCGGGCTTCGGCCAGTCGCTAGGGTCGATGCTGTTCCGGCAGACGTGGACGTTGTCGTTGAGCTTGCGGTACTCCTGCTCGAGCGCGCGCGTCGTGACGATGACGCCATACGCGTGCTCGACGATCCAGCGATGCCCTTGCACGGACGTCGCGTTCTCGCCGCGGATGTGCTCTCCCCACGACGCACGCTTCATCCACAGCTCGTCGCCGTAGTCGATGTAGTTGTCATCGACCTCGACGAAGAACCGCTTGCCCTTGGCCTCCATCGCCATCGCGAAGAGCGCACTCCCGTCGTCTCCTGGGAACTGCTCGATCGCGACGTCGCCGCGGAGCTGCGGGAACGACAGCTTCTGCGTCCTGGTGTCGTGCTTCACCAGGACGTCAGACGCTGCGAGCACCTTCCCCGGCAGGTACTTCGCCGGGAGCGTGACGCGCCAGTAGCGCGTTGCCGCGGTGCCCTGGTGGTAGAACGTGCAGAGGTCGCGCCTAAGGCGCCTCACCACCACTTCTCGATGTGGTTACGCCTGCACACCTCACGCTCGAGCACACGCCGCTTGTGCCAGCGCCAGCGGGGGACGCGTACCGATGTCTTGCCTCGCCCAAAGCCCGAGTACCCATCGAGCGAGCGAACTACGGCCTCTCGCTCCGCGAGCAGAGTGGCCGTACGTGAGTCGAGACGTTCGTGTGGCGTCGCCTCGACAGTCAAAGGCTCGAGGTCAGTCCTCCACCAAGCGCGGTGCCTGAACATCCTCTGCGGAGATCCAGGCCCAAGAGCACGTTCGGCGTGAGCGCGTGCCTTCGCGCGCAGCTTCTCCCTGTTCGGCTCGACTCGAACTGATAGGGAGAAGCTGCCGAGCACGCGCAGCCTTCCGGTTGCGAACGTCATCAGGCCGAGATCACTCCCACGACGTCCTCTTCGTCCTTCTCGATCAGACCCTCGAGAGCGGCCTTGACGTCGTCGCGGTCGAGGTTCTCCTGCTCGTACTGCAGCACGGCCTTCGGCGACGCGCCGATCAGGTCGACGGTGTAGAGGATCTTCTCGACAGCGTCGTCGCCGACGAACTCGTCGTACTTGTCCCACGGCTTGGCCGTCTTCGGCGGACTGCAGATGACGTACTCGGTGCCATTGGACGAAGCGTTGATGAGCGCCTGCTCGACGAACTCCTTCGTCTCTTCGTCCCAGTTCTGGTTCTTGGCCTCCTCGTCGGTGTCGAGCATGCCGACGCGGGTGAACGGATCCTCCTCGAGGCCGATGCCCGTGCCCCAGCCTGCGAGACGCTGGACGGCTTCTCTGGCCCAGTCGGGGGCGCCGCCTGCGGGGTGGAACTGCACAGAGACGGCGGGCTTGACCTTGATGACGGCCCCTGTCTGCTTGTGGTACTCGGTTTCCGTGTCGCGGAGGGGCATGGTCAGCCCCGGTGAGCGGGAGATCAAGTACAAGGGGTTTCTCCTTGTCGAGGGATTGACGAGTCGCGGCGCGTCAGGAAGGGGGACATTTCGTCCCCCAACCTCACGAGCCAGACGACTCACGTACCGCCGCTGGTGACGTTCTTGAGCAGCGCGTGATGCGACTCCTGGGGGACGACGAGCGTCTCCTCCGAGAGGTACTCCTCCTCGATGCCGTCCAGGTCGTTGGCCTGGCGGTTCGAGAGGCGCACGGGCGACTGCATCGTCGCCAGCCGTACCGACTGGAGATCGACGAGGAAGCCCAGGGAGCCGTACTGACCGGCGGTGCCGGTGCCGTATGCACCCCACTGCTGCTTGACGATCACCGGGATCGAGGCACCGAAGGCGCCCGAGATCACAGCGTCGACCTTCGCACCGTAGACGCGCTCGTCCGGCTGGGCGCGAACCCAGTTGCTCGAGAGCAGGTGCGAGATTGCCTGACCGACCTTCGGCGAGACGAAGAACACCTTGTCCTGCGACCCGAACTGCAGAGCCGAGGTGATGAAGTTCTCCAGCGCGGTGGTCGAGAGAACGCCCGAGGCACCACTGATGTCCGTGATGTTCGTGGCGATGTACTCGATGAGTCCACCGGCCGTGCCGAGCGGGTGCCCGGACGCGTCGCCGTTGGCCGTGTACGAGCGGGCTCCGAAGAACACCGTGTTCTCGCGGTCGGTCTTGAACTCGGAGAGCTTCTTGTCGCGCTCGGAGTCGAGGACGTTCTGCGAGTACCACGAGGACTGGCGGGCCGTGCGGTCGAAGCCCCACGACTTGCGCTGGATCTGCCCGTAGTTGTAGTTCTGCGTCTGCTGCGTGATCAGCATCGTCGGCAGGGACGAACCCTGCGGCGTTGCGTGACCGATGATCACCAGTGCGCCGACGACGGTGCTGGCCGCAGCGGAAACCGCTGCAACTCCACCGACGCCACGCGCCACGGCGATCGTGGTGCTCGTGCCGTCCGCAGTTGCGCGGACGCACTCACCCGTCGAGGTGATCCGGATGAGATCACCCTTCTTGACGTACAGCCCGAACCCGGCAGTCGTGACCGTGAGGGTCGTGACCGCGCCGTCGGTGAGTCCGGCGGCGAGATCCATCGTGCGAGGCATGAGGCGATCCTCGAGCCACTGCTTGATGTACGAGGAGAGCGTGTCTCCGCGCAGATCCGGGTGGTCGAGGATGGTGCTGAACTGGCTGAGGTTCGTGTCGAGCATCTGGATCGGCTCGAGCATGTCGACGATCAGCCGGTTCGAAAGAACGGACGCGGTGTCCTGCAGCCCGCTCTTGATGGTCGTTGCTGCCATTCTTGACTGACTCCCTTAGGGGGTCGATGGGTTTACGTGTCCCACCGCCTCCGGGTGTCCGCGTTCGCGGGCCGAGGTCAGGTGTTGCCGAGCCGGTCAGAGATCGACGAAGTCGGGTGTCTCTCCGGGTGAGGCCGTGCTGTGCTGGTCAGCCGCGACCAGTCCATCCCTTCGACAGCGAAGGCTTGCTTCGCATGCGACTGATGACTGCGTCCGACTCCAGCTCTGCCTCCGTCTTCAGCTCACCGCCCTGTCCTGCATTGGGCTGGCCGTTGACGGCACTTGCACCAGCGCGGGCTGCTGCGGCTTCTGCCGCCGCTTCCTGCGCGTCCTTCTCGAGCTGCGCCTTGAACGCCTCGGGGTTACCGACCTTTTCAAGTGCGTACAGCGCCGAGATTGCTGCTGCCTTCGCGGAAGCGTCTCCTGTCTGGAGCATCTCCTTGAAGGCCGCGTACTCGGGACGCGTTCCTGCCGCCTCGAGCAAACGTTGTGCGGGGGTAGTGCCCTCCGCGTCGGTGACGAAGACCTCGGGGTATCTCCCCTTGACGTCGTCGAGAGCTTCTCTCCACTGCTCCTGGTCTGCGGTCTGTGCCGCGGACGCTGCAACCGGGGCAGCCACCGCTGCGAGCCGCTCTTCCTGCTCTGCGATCTTCTTGTCGAACGCCTTCTGCTGCTGCTCGAGCAACTTGTCAGCGCGCCAACTCGAAGCGGAGAAAGCATCGACTTCCTTCCACTGCTCCATGACGTACTGCAGCGCGTTCGCATCACCCTGCACGTAGGCAGCCTCAGCCGCCAGCGCAGGGTTCGTGTCGATCAACTCCTGCGTGACAGGGGTTGTCGCGGCCACGTTGGGCTGCACGACCGGCTGATTCTCTTTCGTGTCGAGACGCGCACTCAGCTCGGCGACCGTCTGCCGCAACTCTCCAACGTCTGACGACTGCTTCCCGATGAAGGAGTCCTTCTCCTCCAGGCGGGCGGTGGCAATCTCGAGCTGCTTCTGCAGCTCCTCGACGCTCAGGGGTTCTGCAGGTTCTGCTTCCGGCTCCGGGGTATCCGCCACGGGAGTGACGGGTTCGGGCGGGAGCTGCTGATCGCTGGCCGTAACTGGCACAGCCACCACCGGCTCCGATGTCGGCGCGGGTATCTCACCGCGGACGATCGCTTCGATGCCGTTCGTCTCGTTGCCGTCTGCATCACGTTCGATGCCAGAGGCAGCTTCGGCTCGAGCCATCGCCTCGCGGTAGGCCGCGTGGTCGTCGGCAATGTCGGGCATGTGGCCTTTCGGTCGGGTTACGCCTGTGTGGCGAGAGAAGCCTCGACGGCCGCAACCGCGGCCTCGAGGTCGGCGTCACCGGCAGTTCGGTGCGCCTTAACGAACACGAGCAGGGCGGCGACGGCCTCGGCAAGAGGCAGCGCTTCCTTCTCGGCTTCGGGGGCCGCCTCGGGCTGCTGCGTGACGTTCTGGCTGGACGGTGTTGCCGCCAGCACGAGAACGGGCGGTGCCTGAGTCGGAGGTTCGGGCTTCGGTTCGAGCTTCGGCTTGGGCTTGGACTTCGGCTTCGCCTTCGGAGCAGGCTCTGCCTGGTTCGCGTCGGCTACCTGCTCGGCCACGTTCTCCGGGGCCTCGGCCTCCGACTGCTCGGGAGCCGCAGGATCCGCGGCGGCGTCGGCCGGAACCTCGGCCACGTCGTTCGATTCGTCGCTCACTGCGACTCCTTTCGTTGCTCTTCGCGAACTTTCGAGGGGAGCGACAGCACTGCATCGACCCCGGCGTAGAACGCCTTCTTCCGTTCCCACTCGATCCGGTCGTGGTGCTCCGGTTGAGCGAACGTCTTGCGAGCGAGGCGCTGGATGTCTTCCTCGCGCTCTTCGTCGAAGTGCTTCTTCAGCTCGGCCCACTCGTGAAGGTCGGCGAGCCGTGCGACGGTCTTCAGGTCAGCCACTTACGTAGTGCCTCCTTGGTTGCCCATCAGGCCGCCGCGCGCCGACATAGAGCGGGCCATTGCCACGCCGCCCGCAAGCGAGTCGGTGTGCGACGGTGAGGTCACAGGAGAAATAGCTCCCGGCCCGGTGACTCCTTGGGCAGCGCCGCCGGGGCCTTCGCCCTCCGGCACCGCAGAGTTGCCGTCGGGCGGCAACGGTGTCGGGCCTCCGGGGATCGGCTGTTTCGAGGAGTAGAACTGCTCGGGATCGTCCTCGTCGAACGCCTCGAGCACCTTGTTCATGAACGCCTTGCCGTTCAGCGGCGCGCCCATCATCGCCATCGGCCCTGCGGCCTGGATCGCGAGCGTCATCAGCGACTGCGCCTCCGCTCGCCGCTCGGCGCGAATAGCACTGTCCTGCGACGGAATCATCTCGTAGTCGAAGTCGCCCTGGAAGACGTGCGCAGGGATCGAGTACGGGACGGGGTTGCCGTCCGGGCCTTGTTTGATGAAGTGCTGAATGTCGCGGATGTACTGGTGGTTGAGGCGCATGCGCTGATAGCCGATGCGCTGCTCCGCGTACGTGATCTGATCCTTCATCTTCTGGGCGGCGCTCTGCGCGATCTGCGACAGCGTTGCGATTTCCGTCGCAGTGACGCGACCAGACATCGGAATCGAGAGCGGCTGTCCCATCGCGAGGTTCTGGATGTCGCCCTGGAGCTGCTGCAGCAACGGCTGCGCAACAGACGCGAGCTGGAACTCCGGCTTGAACATCTGCACCTGATCCGGCCGGTCGGCTGTGTTGACGGCCCCAGGCGCCCACTCCCACGCGTTCGGGTCGTCGTAGTCCGACGCCATGACGATGATGCAGTTGTTGATCAGCCGGTTGTTGTCGTATGTCTGGTTGAGCAGATCCCAATACGCGTCCTGCAGCGGCGCGAGCTTTTCGACGAGCGAGAGGCCTTGGATCGAGAACGGGAAGGGGGCCAGTGACATCGCCACGAAGGGGAACTGCTGGTGCCAGAACGGCCAATCCTGCTCAAGCAGCAGCGTCCGGCGACCGCCGATGACGTACAGCTTGCGCGTCGTTCGGTCGTAGATCTCGAGCACTTCCCACAGACCGTTCTTGCGCCCCCGCTTCTCGCGCTCCATCTCGATCTCGTGCCCGTCTGGGTACATCGACCTATTGCCCGTCTCCGACTCACCGATCAGCAAGTCGACGGCGGCCTGCGCGTAGATGCCGTCCTTAGCGCGATCCTTCAGGTCGATGTCGGTCATCCACACGGCGTGCGCGCAGTAGCGCGCGACGTCGAGCGAGACGGCCGCCTCGGGCCAGTAGAAGTCGCGCAGGTCGACAGCCTCGGTGACGGGGCCGTCGAAGAGCGTCGTCTCCTTCTCCGACTCCTTCATCTTCACGGGGCTGAGTCGCCCGAGGAACGGGAACGACTGCTTCAGCTCGAGGTACTTCACCACCCGCGTCTCGTTCTTCCAGTGCGTCTTCGCGATCGACACGCGATTGATCGCAGCCTGCATCACGAAGGGACGGAGGAACTCGTTGTAGCGGTCGCCGTTCGTGCCCATCTGCCGACGGAACAGCACCTCGTTCGCCTCGGCGCCCGCGACGGCGTCCTCCCACGTAGCGTCCTTGTACTCCTTCGGCAGCGGCTTGATCTTGAACTTGCGGTCGCTGTCGAGAAGCATGGTCATCGCTGTCTCGAGTGCGTGGTTGAGCAGCGGCGGGTGGAGCTGCGACTCCCACTCGGCAGCAGGCTTGTCGCGCTTGAGGATTCCCTCGTACGCCTCCTGCTGCGCAAGAATCCGCGTGTTCTTCTCGTCGTGGAAAGAAACGTCCCTCTCCACCATGCGAAGGGCAGCGTCGGCCGCGTCGTTCAGGAGTCCGGCGGTCACGCTCAGTAGCCGCCGTTACGCGACATCGCCTTGTGCGCCGGGGTGACGCCTAGCGCCGACTCCGCGCCCGACTGTCGCTTGGCCGTGAGGCCGGACAAGGCAGCGATGCACTTGTCGACGATGTTCGCCTCGACGTGGTCGGGGGCATCGTTGGCTAGGGCGCGCAGGGCGTCGAGGGCATTGCGGAGATCCTCTTCCCAGTCGCCGTCGCTCTTGCCGCTGGTCGCGCCTGAGTCGCCGCCGATCTGAATCGGGGACGGAGGCGGCCCACCTCCGGCGGGGCCGCCAGGAGCGCCCGCGCCGCCTGCCTGTAGTGCCTGCATCAGTCCAGCCGGTACGCTCATGTCACCTTCTTTCAGGGGTAATTGGAACGAGTCTTCGTGTCGATTGCGTGTGCGGAGCGTTCGGCCGGTAGCGGTTCTCGTCGAACCCCGGCGGGGTGCTCCGCTCGCGTGGCACTGCGCTCTTGTCGCGCGGCGGCTCATCTGTCTTCCGGTGGGCGCGACCGATCGTGCGGCCGAAGCGCCGGAAGAGATCAAGCACGCCAGCGCATGCCATCACGCGATCGTCATGCGATCCGTCTCGAGCGCGCGGCGATGTGCCGTGGTCGTGCTCGACGAACTCCGTCATCTCGTAGTGAAGGTCTTCGGTGACGAACGGAAGCGAACGGTCGCGCACCCACTTCTCGATCTGGTTCACCACGAGATTGCGGTTCTTCGGATCCATCGGCATGCCGTAGAGCGCCGAGTCAGGGTGGTCACGGCTGGCCTCGTTGCGGTGCCGGTAGAGCTTCTTGTACGGCGGTCGCGCCTCGGCTCCGTCGCGAAGCGAGATCACCGTCGCCGTGCCGTTGCCGCCCTGCGTCTCGACGCCAATTAGCGCCTCCCCGTACCACATGCCGAGGTAGTAGAGGTCGCGTGCGAACACGTCCTCTCCGACCTTCGCGTGGTACTCGACACACAGCTCAGCCGTCTGCAGGTCGATCACGTAGGCCGAACTCGAGTCGCGGCCGTGACCTGACGCAGGGTCGCCCATGATGGCGTACTTGCGCCCGATCAGCGGCTCGCGGTACATCTTCATCCTGCCGTCGCGGCGTTTGATCGCCTTCGCTTGGCGGAACTCGTCGAAGCGAAACTCGAAGCGGTACTTCGGCTGCTCGATGTGGTCGAGGTACCACGTCAGCGATTCCTCGTCGAAGAAGACGCGATCGGAGAGCGCGAACGCCTCCTGCCATTTGCGTGGGAACTGCTCCATGAGCTTCCAGAGCGGCATGGAGCTGCGCTTCGCCTCGTCCGAGTTTTCGTACCACCACTCGTCACGGTCTGGGTGCAGGTTGTATGGGAGGAAGAGGGGGTCGTACGATCCTCCGTCGCGCGCCTTCTCCCAGGTGGCGTGAAAATGGTTGCCCTCGCCCGTGTCTGGGTTCGAGCGCCCGTTGGCGGTCGAGATCATCCCGATGTCGCCAAGCTCTCCAGCCGACGGTTCCACGGCTGCGCAGATGTCCAGCAGCTCGTCGATGTGCGACGCTTCGTCGAGCATGACGTCTCGCGCGCTCGAGCCGTGACCACTGCTGCCTGCAGAAGTCATCGGCATGACGTCGCTGAAGCGGCCGTCTGCGAACTTCAGCGATACGCCATCACGGCCGGGGCGATCTCCGCGTGACGGCTTCGACACAACGACCGGGCCAGTCTTCTTCCCAGAGGGGACGCGGTCGAGGATCCACGGCGGGATGGACTCGAAGACCGTCCACCAGCGCTGCACATTCTCGATCGCCTCCTTCTCCGTCTGTCGGAAGAGGAGCGAGTCGGTTCCTGGCATGAGTATTGCCTTCGCGACGTCGACGCCGAGGTTGATCCAGGTGTCGCCGATCTGCCGTCCCTTCAGGTCGATGCGACGCTTGCACCTCAGCCGACGGTCGACTATGTACCGCTGCCAGCGCCACGTCTTCTCGCCACCGCGGCTGTTCGCTGGCCCGTCCCACCCCTTGCAGCGGAGCGTGATGCCGTCCGCGTCCAGCCACACCTCACCCTCCTCGAGCGGCTCGCGGAGGTGCTTGAACGAGATCGTGTCGCCCGTGCGGCTGTCGATGAAGACGAGGAGCGACATGAAGAACGGGATGGCGTCCTCGTGCGGGCCTCGGAAGATGCGCCGCCAGTCGCGCTCGCGCTCGTACAGCTCGAGCAGCGCCTCGGCGAGGGCGCGCTCGCGCTCGGTCACTTGATCAGTCGCCGATCGACTTCATGAAGCCGTCAGTCGTCTTGGCCGACGTCTTGGGCCTCACCGGGAAGGATGTTCCACCTTGAGCGCCGGACTGAGTAGGCGCGGGATGGGGCGGGTAGCCCGGAGTTTCGACGGCACCCGGCGGCAGCGAGCCTCTGCCCGGAGCGGCCTGAGGCTCGTTCTTGGCCGCGAAGATCGGCGTGCCGAGGGATGCAGCCTTGTTGGCGAAGCCCTCGAACTCGGATCCGCTGGGATCCTGGCCGGGGATGTAGCCGGGGACACTGGTCATGAGGACTTCCCTCCGTTCTTCGTGGGGAACTTCCCCTGGCTGCGGCTCTCATCGCCGTCGACGGGTGTGCGCGACGTCTCCGAGAACGAGTTGACGGTGCGGTCGGCGACCACAGCGTTGGTGCCTGGTGCGGAGAACTCGCCGACCTGAGAGGACGGCACACTGCGGAACGGCGTGTCCCAGTCGGGGTTGTCCCCGAGGGCGTACGCCTCGATCGACTCTGACTTTCCTGCCATGGTGCTCACCTCCCTGGTGCGTTGAAGTTGAAGTCCCGCTGGGCGTGGCCGCTAACGACCTACCTCTGAGCTGCGGGACAGGTGACGCGAGGGACTCGAAC